TATCCATGACACTTGACAAGGCATGGATATTTAAAGATTGTATTGTTTTGTGTTGATGTGCTTTTAACTATCGCTGCTTCGTTAGTTAAGCAACAGATCTATATAGCGGCAATGATCTATACCGTAGATTAGTCAATCCTTCATACCATTCGTCAATCGTGACAACCCTTATTTTTCGCATTACCAAATAGTCAATAAGCCCCTGGAAATTTATTATTGACCACTCAGTTGATACACTTGGAGATTCAACGAGTTTGTGCAACATTAAAATGACTGTGGTTCCTCTGCTGATAGCTTCGCCTACATAGTTCTGAGCAGTCGCTAGGCTTGTAGCATTAGATATTTCTCGAATTGTTAATTCGTATGGATGACTCGAATCATAATTATTCCCCGTTTTAGTCGTCCGTCCTGTTTTCGCTCCAACTTGCGCCATAGCAAGCAATACATCGTCATTATACCCGCCAACGGGATAAGCAACATGATTCACTGCCCTGGGATAACCGTTAGATATAAGCCAGTTTTTATTGTTGTTTAATTCTGCATAAGCCTGGGCCTGCGTATAGGCCGCCATGTTAGCATGGGTGTAGGTATGATTAGCGATTGCCCAACCATAAGCATATATTTCGGTTAATTGCGCCTTGGTCATAAATCCTGCCCCGTCAATCAGAGATCCGACAACAAATGAAGTTCCTCTTAGTCCCCGTGGTTGCATATACGAAAATACTTCATTATAAACGTCATCGTATCCATCATCAAAGGTTAATAGCACCCGGCCCATGCTTTCGACGCTTCCATATAGACTGTCAACGCTCACAATGTTAACTGTACCCGCTTTGGCATTACATTGAATACGAAGGCGAACCATCGTATTGTTCCAACTTTCATCACCGGTATTTGTCCAATTCGCACGACCAACACTAAATTTATTCCAGCCTGCACGAATCTGGCCTCCAGCANTAGATACTTGACAGGTAAAGTTCTTAGTAGAGGGATTAGTGGTGGAGCTAAAAANAACAGAGACATAATTAAATGCAGCCACATCGTAGACGTAAAACCAAAATGTCATTCGTTTGCTTTTNTCTGNTCAANTCAAGNGANANAGTNTTTGTTGTNATTCCGTGNCCNCCNNNTTCAGANGTTAANTTTCAATGNNCCNGANCCTGTTTTGTAATTGNNANTATCTANNGCNTGAGAACCAGAAATACAGGACCATCCAGAGATTGATTCAAAATCTTCTATCAGAGTACCTTCATCTTGTAGATAATCCTGCGGAAGTCCTGCCCTGCTCATACCCGCACCCCCCTAAACCACTGCCTGGTAAGTACCAATATAAGATACGCCTTCACCATTCACAGAGGAATCTATCCAAACCATTGAGGCATCGGTTATGTCTAACGTGATTTGCTCTTTGGCCGATAATTCAAACCCTGTCGCAGAATCAACTGTAGAAACCCCAACATAAATTAACCCTGTATTGCCGCTGAGAGCCTTTATATTAATACGATTGCAGGACTGCGCCCCTAACTGCACTTGTGTTCCTGCGGCTGTTACGGTTTTTTGCCCGTTAAATAAAGTACCATGTCCGGCTTGATAACTGGCCACAGAATCTAATTCTTTGTCAAGACTAGTAGTCAGGGTAGTTTTTACACTACCGTCTTCTTCAACATTACAGCCCGTTAGTTTAGCATTGACTACGTCCTCGCCCTCGCCGGCCATCTCTTTTATTGCTCTGAATTTTGTCTGTGCGGTGGCTCCGTTGACGTACCTAAACCGGTACCACCTTTTAGTTAAGGCTGTCCATGGAAACTTACCTGTCACACCCGCCGCAATGCTCAAGGACGCTAAAACCGCCGAAGTCGTCCCCTCATCGTCGCTTTCGTCAAGATAAAGAGTGCCGGCTTGATCAGCGTAAATTGTAGACCTGACGTATTCGATTAACTTGTCCCCTTCCATACGGTCAACCCAGAAAGAGGAATTATCGTTCTCATAAACCTCCTGGTTAATCCCGTAGGGAGTCTTCCATAAAGTGGTTTGCCTCATCATTTTACAAGCCCTCCCACCCAAGTCGCCTGAAATACGGGTGCATCTCCTCGGCAATTCCGATTAAGTCATTCCTGCGCTGACGCTCCATGCTGCGCTCAATATTCTCGTTATGCCTGTCTATTTCCGCAAAGATTTCCTTACCCCTGACGCGGATATCTCCCCGGCGAAGAACGCCCTCTAACCTGGCGTCAAGCCGGTTATCCGGTACATCGCAGATATAGGTAGAACCTATGTTACCAAGAGAATGGACCTCGTATCTCTGTCTTCTGGTATTCCAGCAGATAAAGAGGTCGGGATTGTATTCTCTGATCCGGCGAACCATATCGTAATTGCCACCGGAAAAAACAGGGTACAGGGCCTTGCGACCCTGTATCCGCTCAGTTACTTCATGTTCAAAAGCTAATTGCCCCATAAACTCAAGCCCCTTCGCAAATTCTAATAACCAAAAGCGATCATTCTGACCCCGGTTAACGCTGAAAGATCAGCGCCGTTGGCAACCTCGGCGCCCGCATTAGCGGCTTTGATGTAATCAACCGTAACGGAAGTTGGATCGTCAGAAGCATAAAAGGTTATTTGCCCGGTATTGTAGTTAACTTTACATTCTCCAGTCGCAAGGGTACGGGCAGTTGCAACAATTTTGAAATTAGTACTTACACTGCTAACCAATCCATGGATAGCCAAAATAGCCGCCGGAAGATAAGCCAATGTTGCAACGTCGGACGTAACGGTCACGTTAGACGATGCAAGAACAATGTGTTTTGTAGGAGTATAAACCTTTACCTTTTTATTTGTGCGGTCATATTCGAAACAGTACCCACTGTTTCCTCCGGCAAACACGACATCGTCAATATTTGAAAAGGGGATGAGTCCGTCAACGGATTCACCATCTGTCGGATAGCTGCTGTCAAAGGCAATGTCGCCTATCCAAATCCAGCCGTTGCCCATTTTAAAGCGTTTTTGCTGTGTAATAGTTATGGCCATCTGTATTCACCTCCAAGAAAAAATAAGAAAATCGAAATAATAATAAGAAAAATTCAAGAGGAAAATAAAAGAGAGGCCCGATTAAAGGCCCCTCTGTCACTGTTATTGTTGTTTAATGGCGCGTAATTCCGGTAAACCTAACCTGGCCGCGCGGCAAGTCGCAGCCGAGATCGCCGTACTTTCTCAGTGTGGCCTCGTAGACGGGCTTCTGACTTACCCGGGTTAAAACGCTCCCATCCCGGTCCATCCAATCCCAATCGGTAAGTTCATAGAACTTCCAGTTGGCAAGGCACAGGGCTAAAAGCTCTCCACTGGCGCAGTATTTATCGCCTACGAGAGGGATTCCATTGAAGGATACTATCTTGTTACTCGTTGTCTATAAAGTATATATTCAATATCTGTCATATTGCCCTTTGAAGAATTGCATGATTTACAGGCAGGTACTATATTTTCAATGTTGTCGTTTCCTTCTCGCATTATAGGTATTCTATGATCCCTTGTTGCCTGCCGACTGCTTTTATCGTCTGTGAGTTCAGTTCCGCAATAAAAACATTTCCAATCATGCTTTTTTAATAATTCTTCCCATTCCTGATGTGTGTGATAACCTTCCGCGTTCAATTTTAATAATCTCTTATGCCGATGCTCATTATACATTTGTTTGCGGTATTTTTGATAATGTTTTTTATATGCTAATTTACGTTGTTCAGGAGTACCATTTCTTCCATATCCATGTTTATACATGCCATGGTTTTTACCAATGTTGACTTTATGAAAACACTCCTGTGAACAGTATTTCGCTATTTCTTCTTTGATTCATTATTAGGTACCTTAAATCTCTTACCGCAAACAGTGCATTTCCTTTTCTAATTTGTTTGTTGAGTTGCTTTATAAGCACATTCATATGAGNCAGTATTTAGCTTTATCGACACGGCTAGGTTTTACTTTAAACTCTTTACCACACATCTTACACATCAAGATTACTGGAATGGTTACCACCCCTATTAGATTATATCGTTTTAAGGGCGATAATACAATATGTAAACACATATGATGTACTGGTAAATTACCATGGCTATAAACAACGGGGCAGGTCGTTTCTGTTCCGCCTGCCTCTGCATGTTTCCATGCAGTCCAGACTGTCGCATCACCATATCTCAGGTGTCGGTTCGTTCAGTCGTTCAGGCTGCCCGGGCTTTATAACCCTGCTTGCCCCCTGTTGCCCTCGTCTTTACGTTAGGGATTCCAAGTCAATTAGAACCGATTTCTCATGGCAGATTTTACGCTGCCAAGGCGCTATCCTTTTCTAACGCTTTAAAACCACCCTTGAGATCAATCGTATTTACGATTTGTTTCATTGCAGCCAGAAGGTTCTGGTATGCTCTCTTGACGCCTTTCTCGGCAATCAAGAAGTTGATGATGGCGCCGGTATCGTCCTCCGCATCGTCAATACCTTCCTGGATTTTAATCTCGGAGATTTCGGCGCTGACCGCTTTCGTGGTACGGGTTAAAGAACTTGTAAGTGGTTGACCGGTTTAAGTTATAAAGGGTAGTGTTCGCCGTCATAACCGCGGCAACTCCGGTGATTTCAAGATCCTTGTTGCCGGCCAGGTAAAGCAGGTCGCCAACAACAGGGGTGTGAGTAGCAACGAGTACGATCTGCTTATTATCGCGGTCAACCAGTGTGATTTCCGCTTCCGACGTATCCAAAGTAACTCCGTCATCGTCATAAAGGTCAACCAACTGACCTTCATAGAAGTTGTTAACGCTGGCAAACGTCAATGTGTGCGTTGTCGAAACAGAAGATACGGCGGTAACCGCCCCAAGAAGGCCCGTACCGTCTCCCATAACCTGACGGGACAGGTCCCTTTTGGCGTCAACTTCTGCCTTTTCCAATTCGTGGGTAAGAGCTGCGATAAAAGCACCCCGGGAACTCCGGCTTGCTTCGATAGCCTTATCTGAAACCTGGATACGAGCGAAATTGTTTTTGGTTTCCCATTCAGCCTGGACGAATTTGCGCGGATTTACAGTCGGAAGCGTTCCAGTGTCGGCCCTGTTACCGATACCACCGGTAACTCCGTAACTTAAACCCATTCTGATTTTATAGCCTTCAACATGCTCCGACGTTCTTTCAAGCTGGGCAAGAAATTGGCTTGAAGCCTCGTTTAACTGATACCGTAAGCCTTCAAGGTACCAGTATTTCAAGGCGTTGGCAATTGTAGTCATGCTCAGTGGTGTGTCAGCCATTTATATTACCTCCAATCGAATCGATAATCGCAATCAAGTTAAAACAAAATTAAAATCCCAGGTTTCTTCTGAAAATAGCCGACGCGTCTTTGACGCTTCTCGGCTTGTCTGTGGCCGCTGCCACCGGCGTCCCTCCCGCCTGCGAACCTATTACAACCGGGGGAGTTCCTCCGTTGACTATCTCCTGGGCGTATTGCTGCGCTATTTGCTGCTTCAATGCAGGATCGCTCAATATCTTCTTCCTGAACTCCGGATCCGCAAGTATTTCTTCATGTGTCGGGGGCGGCGTCGGAGGCGGTGTTTCTTTTGCTGCCAATCCCCTGGCCATCATGTGGATCATTGCTACGGCATTGGGTACCTGCATTATCTGATCTCCGAACTGCTCATAAATCCGCTGTATCTGAGGTTCCAGGTCAAAGAAATCCTCGTTTCCAGGAATGGAAGTGTGTTCGGCGATCTGGTTAGAAAACTGCTGTACCTGCTGATCTTCCTGGAACTTCTGAGTTACCGGCGCTAAAGGCTCTAACGCCTTACCAACCATCTGTGAAATCCTGTGTTCCAGGGCTTTCATTGTCTGCTGATCCCTTTTTGCCTGGGCCTCCAATGGATTAGCGTAATACTCTTCAAGTGCAGCCTCTTTTTCCGCAGGAGTCATTTCAACTTCCCATGGGAATTTAGGAGCTTCCGGTGTTTGCGGCGCTTGTGGCGCTTGTCCGGCCTGGGGAACAGGTGTTTGCTGAAGCTGTTGGCGAAGCATACCCAACTCGTTCCCCTGCTTCCCAAGAAGCTCTTGAAGTTGCGTATAACTATTGGCTAATTCTTCCGGACTTTTAAACCGTCCAAGGATTAACCCCTGTCCCTGCTCTGGCTGCTGTTGTTGTGGAGTTTGCGTTGTCGGCGTTGCTGCCGGCGCCTGTTCCTGCTGTTGTCCTGTGACCTCTAAGCCAAGGGCAGCGGGATCTTCTCCGTTCAAAATCCTTTCGAGCAATTGGGGGATCCCTTGGGTTGACTACTGATAAATTCTCCACTTGCGCCGATTTGCTGCGCCTGTGCTTTCCAGTGCTGCTGTGGCCTGTGGCGCTACCTGCGGTACTACTTGTGGTACGGCCTGTTGTGTTTCTTGTGGCGTAGTTGGCGCTTCAGTTGCCGGCGTTTTGCGCTCCAAATGCGCTCGGAGTTGTTCCTTCTGCCATGGATTTATTACCTCCCGTTATTAGGCCGGTTCCGGACATCCGAAATTATCAGCCCATAAAATAAAAAAGGGGCGCATCCAGTGGCCGTAGCCAAGGGAGCGCCCCTACCGTTTTCGGTTCAGGACCAATTTATATTTGATTTTTTAATTTGTTTCAATCCACGCATCCACAACGGAATGCGACTGTAGGCAAATTTATAATTGTTAAATGGTCAAATTTATGTCTTCCCTGATTTTGTAAACCATTACAGGCTGCCTGTCCTTTATTTTGACGGTTATTTCTCCCCAATTTGTTTCCCGGATTAGCTTTATAAGCTTCTCTTCGGACGGACTAACGGGGATTAGTTTTTCATTAGGCAATTAACCACCCCCGGAACTTGCGATATCATTGTAATTGCTATGTAATCTGTTCCATAATTCCTTGTCTCTTTCACGTAATAATGGAACGAGTTTCAATTTCTTTTGGACTCTCCTAAACTCTTCTTCGCTCTGTGTCCATGACAATCCAATTCTTTCCTCGCGATTACCTTTAGGCAATAAAATAAAAAATTTATTCCTGGTCAATTAACTTCCTCCATGTCGACTTTCCCTTTTCTTTTCAAAGGCGATTGCCAATGCCTGTTTTAAAGCCTTTTCCCTTGTCTTGGGATGAGAATTACCGATGCTTCCTTTTTCCGCATAAGCGTGCATCATCTCGCCTACATTGCTGTTAAAAACCTTTTTGGAGGAACCACTAAGCAACGGCATTTCCCTCCCCTTCCTGGTCCTGGCCCTTCTCCTTCTCCTGTCCCTGGCCGGCCATCATTGCCTGCTGCTGCGCCATGGCCATAGCCCTCTGGTTCAAAAACGTAAGGTGCATATTGACATGCAAATCGAAGATTTCTTCTATTTGTGGGTACTGTGTTACTAGCTGCTCATAATCAAGCGACAATCTGAACCGGTTATGTAAATCTATATGGATGATGTGGTCATCGTAATCAACCGCCTCTAACAACTGCCCGTTCTGAAGGCCTCTGTTCTCCCGTTCCGCTTTGGCGATATGGAGCTGATCGGCATCGTCGGCAGATTCCCACTCGCCCATTTCAATCATGTCAAAGATTCTGGACCGCATATCTCGATTTATCTTGCCGGTATCCGGATCGAAAAGGAGGCCGCTTTCAAGTAGGTCAAAGACCATTTGCCTCTTCTGTGCCGGGCTCTCGGCCAGGGCTGCCATATTGTCTATATAAACGTTTTCCCCTATAATGTCGCTGCCCGTATAGTCAACAACCTCGGCAACATTGTTCTTTCCTATGCTGTTTAGGGTTCTCGGGAACTTCACAAACTGCTTATGCAGCCGGAGCTGTATTCTGCCGCTATGTATCTCAAACCTTTCGATGTTATCGGCCGTATTTGAAAGTCTTACGTCATCCTGCTCTTGGATATACTGCAGGGCAATACCTGATTTAACTCCCGGGGGCGCCGCCGACTGCCGGCTTGTCTCACTCACTCCGGACAGAATAACCATTTCCTCCATGAGATCCTTCCGTTCCAGCGCAAAAGCGGCAGGAAGTTCTCCGTTTGAGACCGGCGCCGGAGGAATTGAACCTCTTTCGTAAACGTGAATAGCCCCAGGCATACCGGCGTTTCTTTCAAATTCGTCATCGTCAACGGAATCGCGTTGGACATTCCACTGCCCGATAGCACACCGGTTTAAATACTCAGCCTTACGATTCCGTAAGGCATTATATCTGCGCTGGACCGGTATCAAAAGCTCTATTACCGTCGCTCCCCAGAATACACCGGGCCGGTCAATACACTTCAGCATAGAAAAAGAAAAATCCTGCGTCCCGTTATCACCAACCTGATACGGGAGAGGTCCCGCGTATGGGTTATGACCACCCACAGAGACAATTAACCGCCCCTGCGGGTACTTCTTTGACGGTCTTTCATGGTACTCCTTAACTATCGCATGGCTTTCCAGCCTGGTTGTGTGCATTATAAAACCGCCCTGACCGTAGCCAAGACCGCTTAAACCGTTCATCGTGGCTGCTAATTTCTCTACCTGCGCCTTCTCCGGCGCTACCCTAACGCCAAAAATGTCCTCAATATCGTCAACATGGAAGGCTTTTGCGTGAATAATAGACCTGCAAGCGTCAAGGTCCTGATGATAACATGAATCCGGTAAAATCTCCTGCGGAGGACATACGATAACTTCTTCGTCTCCTTCGTAGACCGGCTTCATTTCTCCGGTAAGCTGCTGTCCTGCTTCATCTGCAACCGGCTGCATACCAATTACGCGGCCCCTTTGGGGGTTCCATATATGTTTTCGAAAAACAGTGCCGCAAAGCTCTGCCCAAAGAACTTCGTTGGCGTGTTTATCCCGCAATTTCTGGTCGCTGTGAATGTTTTTAAGGATTAAAGACCCGATTTTGGCACTGTTGATGTCTTTCATGTCGTTCGGATTTCCCGGGCGCGCCTTGGTAATGGGTCGTAATCTCTTTAACTTCGCAATTCTGGTATCGGAAAGAGGCCGGATATGGTTAAATACCTCTCTTTCCTCCCAATCAAAGATAATCGGCTGTTCTTCTAGCGCTAAAGAGACGGTATTTATATCAACGTACTGCTGCCCTTCCCGGAAACAAAGGTTTAACCGCCATTGCAGCTCGAAAGGACGTCTCTCACGGACGCGCCTATCGTATTCCTTATCGACGAAAGCGGCCAAATCCTCCCCGTAAATGGGCTGAACGTCGTTGGGATTGCCATTAAATATATTTTGGATGGCTGATTTTATAGGCTGCGTCAGTTTCTCAAGCATTTAGGCGTCACCTTCTTTCTGGTGGAAGGATTGGAGAGGTTGGAGCGATTCCTGTTGGTCATAATAGCGTCTTATCCCTGCTTTGACCGCGTTTCTTTGCTTTGGGGGCTTCCGGGTACCCGTCGATAGACTATAATCCTTTAAATCCTCGGCCATAATGCGGCTATACAGGTCCCGTCGCTCCAGTTCGTGCCGGTATTCCCGGAATATCGTTGATGTTATAAATAAAATTATTACGAAAAACAATATTAATCCATAATCCATGGATAATCTTACCTTTTCTGCGAATTTTGTTGGCCGGCGCCCTTATGGGTGTACGGTTTCGGCCTATTCGACTGATAATTGGACTTGAAAGCGTTAAATTCTTCCGGTGTTACTGTTTCTGTGGCTGCTATCTGCTTCTGCAGTGCTTCAATTGTGTCAATTAGCTGCGCTTTTTCTTTTTGGGAGTCCTCAAGTTGTACTTTTAAGTGGCCTATCTGCTCTTTTAGTCCTTCGATCGCTTCCGCTGATTCTTCCTCCGCGTGAACGCCCACAAGAACATACCCCTCTGGGGGAACGAAATAAGGCTTTAACTCCTCGGGAATCGTAGCCACGATGCTCTTTGCGCAATCCTCGCAGACATTCAAGCAGTTTCGCCACATATCCGAAGGCTCTCTTTTGCCTATCAGGTACCTTGACAATTTATTGCAATTGAACATTTCGCAGAGCTGCTGCTTAAAAGGCACGTCAAATATCTGTGGCACGTTCCCGGGAACGGTAATTTTTTGGACTGGCATATTGGGAAGTACGTCATACTTCGGGTTTTGCTCCGACATAACTACACCCTTTCAGTTCTATTTTTACTTCTAATAGCCTCTGACCATCGGCTGCTTGCCTCTCCACCGGCCAAGGCGCCTTCTCCGGATAAGCTTGTCTTTGTCCTTCTCAATCTCGGATTTCTCTTTCTCCGGTACCTTGGAGTGTTTCACATGGTAAGCAACTAAGCCATATCCGGCCCCATCAAACGGATTTGTGTAAACGTGAGGCTCTTCGGCTACCTTCTCGGCATCGTCCTTATCTCTAACAAGGTTCGGCATGGCCTCAATCAATCTCTCGCAGGTTGAAAAAATCTGTACTTTCGAGATTGTTTTATTAATGCGCTCATCAAAGAAGGGCTTTAAATACTCATGGAAAACCGCCTTCCGGATTATTCGGGCTGTTCTCTGGTCCGTAGGCGGTTCAATGCAGCCAGACAGCCCCCCTTCGGTATAACAGTCAATGATTGATTTTCCCGTTGGAGGATTCTTCGGGGAGGGCGCCGCTGCAAACGCCCGCCCCTGTTTATTCCAAGCATCGCGGCCAACTACGGTAAAGTTAAAGGACTCGGGAACCGGAATATCGAAAACAGCGCTGGCCCCTTCAACGCTGTTTTCTGTTTCCGATTTTGTCCCGCCGCTGGCCTCGCTGCCCGCTATCGTTTCAATCCACGTACCCGCATGAGGTGCGACTGCCTCGCTGCCCGCTATCGAAAGTTGAATAACTTTTTTAGCCTGGTCGGAATAAGTAAGTCTTTCGTCCTTCAAGCTCCGGGCAAATTCCCGGTAAATATAAACGATGCCATCCTCCGAGACTGCAAACCAATACCAGGCGAAAGGGTCTGCATAGCCCGGGTCATTACTGCGCCAGCGCTTTCCACCAGGTAAGGTATTTTTGAAGGGCTGGCAGACGTGTATCATCCTTGAAAACTCGGGGAAGGCTGTTGCTTTTCCCCGGCGCTCATTGCCTCTTCTAGCGTTGACGGATATTCCTGCCGGTATGTGTTTGGCATGGCTCTTTTTGATGCCTCGTACCATTCGGCATCCCGCCGCGGGTCCGTCCACCATGGCTAAAAATATTAAATGGAAATCGTTTTCGCCGGACAGGGCGCCTTTAACCATGGACTCGAAAAGGCTACCGCGCTCATTCGTGGAAAGGCCGATAACCTTACCGCCTGTTGGCCGGTTAATCGAAGGATATGCCGACTGCGAAAATCTTCTCGGCCATTTCCTGTAAGGCCCACTCGTCCAGAATAAGAAGTTTCCTTGTAAAAGAACGTCCGGCATTCGGGCCGGAGGGCATTGCCTGTATCTCTGATGGCTGCCCTTTGAGGTAATGAGGCGGCTCGTTTGGGCCTCGCCTTTCCCTCTTTATGGTAATGGATAGGGAAGTTTCCTCCCATGTCCAGCCGGTAATGTTGCCTTTGGCCTTTTTCTTCTTGGAAATTATCCATGACGGAAGCTCGGAAAGGATAACCGCCATACGTCGAATGATTTCCTTCGCTTCGAGCTCTGACCTGGATAACGCCGTAATGCTGTAGCCGGGAGTAAAAAGAAAGCTCATGGACCGCATAAGCAATAACTTCCCAGGTAACGCCTAACTGCCGGGCCTTTAGAATGAGGTTAAGACGGTTCTCTTCGATTTCTGTTAGGGCTTGCTTCTGGCCCGGCCATAACTTAAAGGGAATTAGGAACTCCGGCGAATCCGGATCCTCTATATAAACGTAATTCTCAATGAAATAGGCTGTATCTCTGCGACAGGACTCCAAGAGGACTTCTTGGAAATCTCTGTCGGTATATGTTAATTCGGTTGGAGCTACGTTACCGGCACCCATGACACGATGAACACTGCCGACAGATTAGCTTGCCGGTAGCTTCCTCAATAGTCTCCTGGGCAAGCCTCATGACGGGCTGTTTGACAAGGAGAGGAGTAGTATATGGGCGCTTGTAAACCTGTTTAGGTATTGGCGAATCCGGGATGTAGACTATCCCCGTTGTTTTGTAACGCTCTGTCTCTGCCATGAAAAGCCTGTTCTCTGGAGTGGCGTCATGGAGTTCTTCTTCGGTCCAGGGCTTTTCTTTGGTATGAATATCAAGGATGTACTCAGGACCGTACTTCTCCAGGAGGAATCTTCTGACCTCTTCTTCTTTCTCTAGGAAAGCGAATTTCCAGGGAGAACGAACAACCTTGATAAAAGCATCGGTTATATAGAACGTATATTCGGCCTGGTCTATGGCTTGCATTGCAAAATCTCCTGTCTAACAAATATGGCCTATGTTGATTAATGAAACCCTTGGCAAAGAATCCTTAACGCCGTCCACGTCAACGACATCGAATGGATATCTTCCAGGCATTGCTGTACTGACCAGAACCGTTGCAGTATCCCTAATGTCCTTGCCGAACATGGAGGCCCATAACTTATCTATCTCGGCATGGATTTCTGTTTCTATCTCGGCCAGGATTACCTCCCGGAGTCCTGCTCTGGCTTTGTTCAGTTTGCGACTACTGTTCATTGAGAAAAACCTCCCTTGTCAAAGATAATAAAAAGCCCGCTAAGACTTACTGTGTAAGCATTAACGGGATTATGTCCAGTAACATGCATTAATTTCGGTGCTTGAATCTAACATTTAGCACGGTTATAATGGTCTTATGTTAGATATATAAAAGGAGGTTATCTAAACGAAAACAGTCCAACCAATCAGAGACTTAAAGAAAATCGAAGCGGTCAAGCGTCACCTTCTCGCCGGTCCCTTTGGAAAGAGGAATCACTTGCTCTTTGTCTTGGGGATTAATTCTGGTCTGCGAATCAGTGACCTGCTGGCCCTTCGCCTTAGTGATGTTGTCGATGCCAAAGGCAAGGTTAAAGAAACTGTCTCAATCCGGGAGCGAAAAACCGACAAGGTCAAAATGTTCCGGCTGAACGGTATCGCAACAAAAGATATAGCTCCCTATGTCGCCGCCCTGGACAAGCCGCTCAACTTGGATGCTCCCCTATTTCCCTCCCGGAAAGGGAAAGGTGCCATATCCAGGGTGCAAGCATGGGAAATTCTCAATGAAGCGGCCCATGCTGTGGGACTTGAAGAAATCGGAACGCATACATTAAGAAAAACCTTCGGCTACCATGCCCGCAAAAGAGGGGTTGGTATTGAGTTACTACAGGTTATCTTTAACCATAGCTCCCCTGCGGTGACAAAAAGATATCTGGGAATCACGCAGGATGAAATTGACGAAGTTTATATGACGCTGAACCTTTAGGGGAGGTCAAACTTCTCCATAATACATTTAAAGCAATCACAATCGGGTTCATTTTTAGTCGGGCAGATTTCACACTTGGATCGCTTCTGTCCGGCTTCCTTTTTCTCAATTGACTGCTCTTCCCTTCTAGTACCCATTGGTATTATCGCTTCCATGTCCTTAAAAGGAAAAGCGCCAACACCTTCCTTTTGAATACCCATTGGTATCTTGTTCCTTTTTTCCTTGGCTGCTTCTTTGTCCGGGTTTGTTCCAATCTTATGCTGTCCGCACCAATCGGTATCGGCATAAACCACTGGGTACCCTTTTATTGTCGGAGCATTGAACCGGCAGCGCCCAATCAATCCATCGTCACCCTTTGGAGCGAAGCAGTAACACGTCCCGCAGCAAAAACCCGTAACCCTGTCCCATCGGTCCGTAAAAATCCCCCCTGTTTTAAATCCGCTGCTATTGGCAGCTTGCAAATAGCCGGTCCAAAAGTGACCGGCTATCGGTAAACCGTCATTAGCAATTAGCAATAGTTAGATATGGGCCGCAACGGCCAGGGCATCAAGGATATTAACATACAAGTCATTGTTCACATCACAATGTAAATAGGTAGTAATTAGGCCCGCCGGAATAGCGCCGTTATAAGACATTATTGCACTGATAAGGCTAATGTCGCTCTGGTTAACAACGCCGTTACGGTCGCAGTCATACTGCGTAGCGCCACTGGAAGCGGTAACCTCGGACGCCATAGCAGCACCGGCCAGTAAGCCGATAAGCAGTACACAAACCATTAGGGCAATGACAATTTTTTTCATGCGGATAATCTCTCTCCTTTCTTTTGGGTTTTTTCTGCCTATCTATTTTCAAGGCGCCTCGAAAGGCACCCAGAATTATTGCCTGGAACCATCCAAAAAGAACACTTTTAATGGTAGTTTACGACATTTATATAGAAGAAACTAAAACAAAATCCAGCAAGCCTTGGCATTACTGGATTTGTTATTTAACACTTGTGATGTTTTGTTAGATTCGAGTAAATTTCCGGCCGCTAATCCGGCGCCGGTAATGCCGCAGCTTTCCCCGCTTTCTGCATCAATTCCCGGAGCTGCGTTAATTCTTCGGTAGTAAGCCCCTGCAGGTCCGGTTTTTGGGTGACGGTTAAACTAACGTCGTACTGGCCCATATTCGGATTATCCCTATATTTAGCCGGGTCCGCAGCTTTCAGCAAGAAAATTAAAAGGGTGTCACTGTACTCCCGAATGTGTCCTACCAGTTTGCCACCCTGGTAAACTGGCTTGTCTGTGCCTTCAATAGCCCGGCGCCTGGCCTCCCGCTCTAGTGCATGGCAGGCTGCCCGCTCCGCTGCCGCAAATCTCTCTGGATAATCCGGATCATTGGCCATCCAGTAATAGTGCATTTTACGCTCAATACCGATCTTTTCGGCCGCATGAGTAATTGTTCCCTCGGTCTCAAATGCCGCCAGGAATGCGTCTTTTTTGGATTGTAGAATTGCGGCAGTTCCCCCCATTACCATTCACCCGCCATCTTTCACCCCAAATCAAAATCCCACGTAAATCGAAGCAAAACGGAGCTATCCTTAGCTCCGTTTTTGACTGCCGGTAGCACACTGTAGCATCCCGGCTATCATTTAGGCCTGCTGGCTGGCCTTATATTTTCGCCCCTATTTCGCAGCCGCCCCGCTACCCGCCCCAACTGCGACGTGTAGCAATTTTCCCCATTTTACCATATCGGCAAGCCCATCCACAATCCCCCCGCCCTAACAATCGCCCAAGCACGCAATATACCGCCCAACTTCCCGAAATATTTCGCGCGCCCAACACATCCACCCCTCATTGCCGCACACCGCCCCGCACCACCCATAACCGCCCTGTATCGCCATTGCAACCTGATAGCTAGCTAGCTATCATATAGATATAAGATATTATTGGAAAAGGATCTAATATTTATAAGATTTATCCTTTATCCAATAAGAAAAATAAGGAGGTTATCCCAAAAATGAACCAATCAACCCTAAAGAAAGGTCAATATGTATCAACCCCCCGGTTTTTGACCGTAAAACTAGACAAGGTTTTCAGTAACCAGAAAAATGCCCTGAATGCCAAATACACTGAGCCAACCCACTATGATAACAACCCCGCTTACGGCATATTAGGCAAGCACATCGGGCCGAACCGCATGACGTTTGCGGGATATAAGAAATAAGGAGGTACCCGCTTATGCGTAAACAAACCGAAGGTATTAAAATCGAAGGGCACCGTGGCACATGGTACATAATCGGCACTAAGGAACACAATGGCCGCACCTTGTTCCTGCTGGAAAGCGAAAACTACGGAGACGAAGCACCGGCCCTGATAGTGGACAGCAATTACAACGTCATAATGGATGAGGTATGGAATGGATTCAGTGACCTAGAAGAAGCAGACTTCACCATCGAAGTAGAGGACGATTTACAATAGCGCAGAGTGACGCCGGCCACAGCTTCCCGGTCGGCGGTAATGCGGAAAGAGCCGGTTACAATCCCGGCCACAAAGAGAACCGCAAATTATAAGGGGAGGTTGTCCAATAACATGCGTACACCGACATTATCCACCAAACAGGTTCAAGGGAATATCGCAGCCGGGGTAAAAATGAAAATAGAAGAAATACCTTTTGGCGTCTCCGTACCTTGCGAATTAATACTCACAGACCACATTGACGACGAGATTATCCGTGATCAATATGAAGATTATCTTGTTAGTCACCAGGAGGAAATACCCGCCACAAAACAAACAGCCCCCAAAACCGACCCGGAAATAGTTATCCTGCCCGATGGCTATAATGGCCATACTGCCCGCTTTTTTGCAGAGCCGATAGAAATAGACAAAGACCTTGTAAAGCTCCGCTGTGCAGAACCAGGCAAGGAATACATGACCCGCTGGGCGCGCAAAACAGACCTTGTGTCCAAGCCTGTCTGACGATGGGGTTATTCCCCGAAACGTAGCGCCTCGCAGCGCTGCGTAACAGGCAACAATAAAAATAAGCCTGAATTATATTAGGAGGTTATCCAGCCCAATGCAAAAACTAACCAACAACACAACCAAAACACCGTTACTTGAATCCCGCTCCAGAATAGAAGAACTATACCGCCAGGCACAATCCTTGCTGCAGCCCCAACCCCAATCCGCGCAGCCATCTCAATCATCCCCGCCCCTGCCCCTGGCCGAACGCACCGAACAAGTCTTTTTTCAGATCCTCAACGAACTGGACAAGAGCCCTTATGCCCGTCGCCTTTTATCGAAGCTCCGGATTATGACAGCCTTGCATAACCCCGCCAAAGAGGCATACGACGCTGCCCTGCGTATTATCGTCGTTGCCAGTATCAGTGAATGCCCTGCCGCTAAAAAACTCCTGGCCGATTACGTATGGGAGACGATTAACTTTGAAAATAATTACGGAAGGAGCGAAACATAATGGAAATAATCAATAATGGAGTTACCTGTCCCCTGTCAGAGTATTTAGTCCAGGCATTCCATAAAGAAATAAGGGATATTTCAGAAAGGCAACTAGTTGGTGATAATATGGCCCTTTGCACTTACCTTTGCCCTGCTCTTTTAGGCTATTTTGAAGATACGGAAAATGAGCAGTGTGCAATCAGAAAACGGCTGCTTAATGAAGATAAATTGGCAGACCTTGCAATAGCAGATATCCCAAGTTTAACCGACAAGGTTGACGAGATTAGAAAGAATTGGTTAAAATGATTAGTCAGAGGGAGTTGATGCCCAATTGCCGAAAAAACGCCAAGAACCCCGCCAGGGAGTCTATGTCAGAATGCCGTACTCTCTAGCGGTATGGTTTGACGAATACGCCCTGGAGATAGGAGAGTTTAAAAACGACCTTATGGTGAGAGCCTTAATCGAGTACAAAGCCCGCATTGAAGCTGAAAAGAAAAAGAAAGAAGAGCAGCCAAAAAGCCAACCGCCCCCCAAGAAAGAAAAATCAACCCCACGCAAATAAGGGCGCCTCACCAGCGCCCTTATTTTTTATTTACACCGCAACTTAATTATGAACCAAGGAACAGAGCCGGTAGTATGTTCTATCCCTAAGGTTCCCCATAATTTATTTTTTATAATTTTATTTCCCCTTCTATTCCCTGATATATCTATACCACGGAGTAAAAGGTATCTTCTTTTTTTGTCTCCGCTTTACCCTGCTGCCACCCCCTTTATGTTTCGCAGACGGTCCCGGGCTGCTCGGAAAAAGCGCTTCCTGCCGGTCGTCATACGGCCACAGAGTTGATTTACATCCTTCAGCCGGACATTTCCAAAAATAATCATTCCCCCTGGCCGTTGAGGGAGGTACGATTTCCATCTTCGTACCGCACAAGCCGCAGCGAACATTTTTTTCCCGGTCAATCCGATAGCTCATATCTGCGATCCCCTTTCGTTTTGCAAAGATTTTAACCCCAGGCACAACGATTTACTGCAACACGGTACAGTTAAATTTACATCTCGGCGTCACAAACACTTTAATCAGTATCAGAACTCGAAGGCGTACCAATTCAACGCACCCCCACATTATCTTTCGCCGGCAGAATCAAATCAAAACTGAACACTGCAAGTCAACTCACACAACTCTACTTCTCGCCGTCAATCTCAGCCTAATCCAAAGCTCGCAGCCACAAAAATACACCGGACAACATTCCTCGAAGGCAATTCAGTATACCCGCACACCCAACCACTGCTCGCCGGCAGTTCATTCCTACTCAACTTCTCGCAGCTAGTTCACGCTCAGTCATTGCAGTCCTGGCAATTTATCGCAATGCACGCCACCTCTCGCAGACACATCGCTTTACGACATTGCACCCCTCGCAGTCACCTTCAAGCACCTTAGTACATCCTACATTGCACCCCTCGCAGCCACAGCACTATAAATCTCCGCACCTTAGTACATCCCTCGCCGACACAGCATTTTTAAAAGAGGCCACTTTATACCTCGGAGCCACGTCACAGAACAGTGCATAATAATCCAATCCTCTAAGCCATTACAAATCCTTTCATGCTATCCGATTTCTCGCCGGCAAAATAAATCAGCTCAGTCAGCTCCACTCCTTGAAGCCATTCCGTTGAAACACATCCCGAATCAGTTCATAACCCTAACAATACAATACTCGAAGACATTACACGCTAACATAATATAATGCTCGAAGCCATGTCACAGCAATTGTAAGGCATAACACATCTCGGAGACATTTTAAATCCATGGCATTGTAGATTATATCTCGCCGCCAACCCAAATCATTCCCAGATCAAACCACCATACTTCTCGCCGCCAGTTCAGTTCAAGCCGTAGCTCGCCGCCATTCCACTAATAACGCATCCTAAAACATCAAATCCCTCGCAGACAGGCCATGATAATCCATCCTATACTGGTACTCGCAGTCACTTTACAGCAGGACAGGTAAATTTCTACAATATCTCGTCGGCAGCCTAAGCTCAAAACATTCTAATTAACCCTACTTCTCGAAGCCCCGTTATCACACCTCAGCCAATTCCACATCTCGGAGTCACTTCGCTTTATAATTACTTCGCATCACGACCATTTCTCGGAGCCGTCACAAATCCATTACACTATAAACCAGTACATAACTCGAAGGCACATTATCATAACTTACACCATCCTAGTTCTCGGAGTCTCTTTATGGCAATGCAATACAACGTAACTTACAGCATCAACGCCACAGAACTCGAAGACAACCTATCGCACGCCTATTAAGCCCACAACTCGAAGACAAGCCATTGCTTTTCCATTGGATTACTGCTCATATCACGGCCCGGCGTCAGCGCATTACACACGATATCTCGAAGGCGGTCCACAGCACTACGTTACATACAATACCTCGAAGGCATTTCATCCGGAGATCCGGACAGGAGGCATATACCCCCTGCCCGGTGTCAGCAGCTTAATTTAACGTCAACTAATCAGCTTAACCGTCTCTTCGTCCTCAGGAGGATCAATCTTGCGCAGGGTGATATTATAAAAACCTTCCAATAACCCCCGCTCTCCACCGAATCCATGCCTGCTTCCGTACTTAAATAAATACTGCACAATATCAATGTCGCATTCCTCGTCAGTCTTGAGAATCATCAGCGTAAAGCGCAGTGTGGGCCGGACAAGAAAATTTATCCGTTTGAGCGCATTTCTCTGTCCCTGTGGCGTCCAGACGTGGACCGGCTGCTCGTATACGCCATCCGTCTCACTGATAACTTGGCTAATATCGCCGGTAATGACCTTGAAATCATTGAAATCTTGATCATCTTTCTTGATGATCTGACCGTCCCTTTCCAGGTAAACGCGGTATTCTTTAATGTAAACCCGGTTTGCAACCTTTGCTTTAAGGGCCGTGATATCCAACACTTTCGCCATTTGCAGAGCTGCATCTTTAAGATGGGCTTTTATATTGCCCGCCCTGATAAACATTCCCTTTGAATCTTTCTGGAATCCTAAAGTAGTACGTTCCATCTGCTCTTCAATATTTTCTTCAGTTGTCTCGGCAACCTCAGCAGCCACATCGTCAATTGAACGGGCGCCTTCCGGTTTATTTGTCGGTTTCCGGCTTTCCAGCCAGGGCTTAATCATTTCTTTAGCCAGGGGGACGGAACCGCACAGGCGGTTTTTAATACGCATTTCACATTCGTAATACTCCCAAATTTCAGCCGGTTTATTAATGGGGTTTTTAGCCTTTTTGGTTCTGCCAGTAGTAGCTGTTCTATTTATCTGGTCTACTGTTTCCTGGCTTGCTAAACCTGTGTTTATACCTTTTTCCATCGTTTATATATACCTCCATAAATTAATTTTTATTTTTTTTGATATTCGTTGTAAAATAAAACCGTATCTTTTGTTTGTTTTTTTCTTTGGCGGTCTTCTACCAGGCCGCTTTTTTTTTCTTCTTTTCCTTTTGGTTCTCTGCCTCCACTGCTTCCGCTTTTTCTTTTTCCCTGGCCCGCCTCCTTTCTTCCAGTAATGCCCGCATTGGCCGGATACTCGCATCAGTTACGCCAAACCGCTCAAGGTATTTTAGAATTGACTTGGCCAGATTAATGATCCTTGCAATGTCCATGTGGGCGCAGCTCGGTCTACTTTCTAACCAAACCTCGATATTCTTCCGGGTAAAAAGTTTTCCGTTTTTGTCCTCGGGAATCTCTCCCCGCATTGCGGCCGTCATGAATCCAAAGGTGTAGCATAGGGTTATGTAGGTTTGGTCTGATGGAGATTTTATATTTTTCTGTTGCTCGTCAGTCAACGGTAACATTTCTTTATTGTGTTTTTTAGGAATCAGAATCCCTCCTATCTTTATAGACTTCGCTATAAATACAAGTCAGAACAATAGTAATGAAAGAGAGTAGGGATACAACGGAGATTTCAAAAACTCGGTCCATTAGAATCGTCCCCTACCGGTTCATAAGTGGCTTCAAAAATATCCGGTTTACAGGGATATTTTTCGCCCTTAATGCCAGTGATTACAAAGTCTCCCGGACTTACTTCCATTAAACCCTCAAGGGTTTTAATATAATATTTACCGGATAACATCGGATTGTTATGAGGGTTTCCCACTACTCCCTCGATGTCTTTTCCGGGGAACCATTGTTCTGCCTCAATTACTACCGGTTTTTTGCGATATTTTGCCATTATTTTTTCTCCTTGCTTATCGTCTTAACAATTTCCTTTTGGTAACCAGTTAACTTATCAACGCCAATACCCTTGAGCGCCATTCCGATCCGCATAAGCACATAAGCATCGGCTTCGTCATTGGTATTAAATTCAACTCCCCAGTGCTTGTAACAGGCCACGGCTATTTTTTCTTTAGTTGCTTTTCCTTCTCCGGTGGCGAATTTTTTTACCTGTGTAGGTGCTGCAACAATCCAAGGTATTCCGTGGTGATGAAACATTAACCGAAGTACGCCGCCCAGTTCTCCCGTTTGATGCGCTTTCTCGGCTTTTGCGAACGCGTAATTTTCAAGAACGATTAAATCGCATTCCCCCGGGGGATCTACTTCATTGAATATTTTTTGCTGGACAAAAGACAATCTCTCTACTCCAATAAGGTCTGTTGTAATTGCCTTTGTGAAGATGGCAATTTCTTTGCTGTTGTCAAAAACCGCCACACCGGTTGAGGTTAGACTTGCATCAATACCGACGATTTTCATTTATGGCTTGTCCTCCTTTAATGAAAATTCACAACATCCGCTTCCACTTTTTCCTTTTACCTGAAAAGGAATCGTATTTCCTTTGCACCTGACTAACCTAACGCCTTTTTTAGTATCCTTATTCTCGTAGTTACTACAGAATACACAAAATGCAAATCTTGGCGATCCGTGAGGATGTGTTCCAAATTCGTTATATTGCACTTGTATTTACCCCTTACCCATTTCCTTTCTGGCCTTACGGCCGCTCAACACATACCGTTCCCTGCTTTTGTCCCGGTATTTCTTTTTTCGGCGCTTAGGGTCCGTCGTTGCCATTGACCTGCGATTCTTGCGCTTAGAAAACCTGAAAAGGTTGTTTTGCAAGAGAAATAATTTTTGTAGTAGGTTTGCAAAATTCGTATCAATATTATTCAATTTTTCATCACCCCCTTTTTGTCCATGTATTTATTCCGGTGAACCCTGGACGATCTTAAATTCTTTTTTCGCTTCAATCTTTTACCTCTCTTTGTACCCGTAAAATGATTGACATTATGGCAATGCCCAGAAGTGCCATGCCTATGCGAACCTATTGACTTAGAATCTGTTTTCATTCCCACCACACTCCAACCCCAATGTTCCGTTTTCCCATCGCTGCAATAGCTCAGGCCTGTTTTCCTTTGCCCATCCCATGAATTCAGGACAATTCTTCTTTACTGCCTCCCTGAATAAGCCCTCGGCCAGCTCAACACCCTCTTCCGTTGTTATTCCCATGACCGAAACAGTAAACAACCATATCAGTTTTTCTTTTTCATCAGCCCATCCGCTAATTAATTCCCGCCATTTTTCTTCAGAAATACTTCCCCTGTCTAATTTGTAATGTTCAAATTCAATGCCTGTTTTTCCGTCTTTAGATTTCATTCTAAGTAACTTAGCGCCCTCTCTTCTTAGGTAATCAAGGGACACAGACAATGGACGCAGGGGATCGTACTCCTTGTAATCACCGTCTTTTCCGGGATAAGATAAGTTAAAAGCATTTTTTAAAACAGTTTCCCATATTTGATCCTGTGTTTCTGACGGAGTTCTGCGAAATTTGACAAGCTGATATTCGGTTATTTCCGGCTGTATTGCTTCTTCTGGGGGCGGCTGCAAAACCTGGACCGTTCCCTGGTTAATGATCTTTCCTTTTTCAAAAGCCTTTTTATAATCCCTTACCATCTTTTTCACTTCCTGAAATTTCTTATTTAAGTCCGGACAAGGCAATACACCGGTCAAAAATATCTTTTGGACATTGAGCACACTTTGAAGTATCTGAAATAGCAGCCATTTTCTTATTGGTTAGATCGGCTAATGCTGTGATATATTTTTGATGGAGGTTATCTGCTGTTTCTTGAGAGTTAACGATATCGAATTCCCCGGGCGCTCTAAGCATTTTTACTTCGTTTCTATAGAAGGGAGAGGGTTCGAATGAAAGATCTAGCGATTTTGCTCTTCCAAAATTCTTACAAGGGAGTTCTTCTAATGTTTCTTCGATTGCGCTTTGTATCTCTTTTTGGACAGAAATAATTTCTTTACGTCTTTCGCCATCCCTGAAAAGAGCTTCTTTGATGAGTTTTTTCTTTAACTCCTGTTTTTCTTTTTCTTTAATTTGTTCTTCTTTTTCGCTTTCTTCGAAGATTTTTTTAAAATTACTCGACATTTTTATTTTCCTCCTGGTAATATATACCACACCCAGCTTGATCCCAGCTTGATCCCAGTATCCTAACAATTACCATTGACATCTTTCCTTACTGTCTCAAGGCGTTTAATGATCGGTGTGTTTGTTTTGTCCCACCTGTCCCACCTGTCCCACTATTTAGGGGGGTCCAGAAAAACAAGAATGGATAAAATATAAAAATAGGCTTTAATTACATGTTTTTTGGTTTTTACCCCCCCTTTGCTGGGATCACTGGGATCACAACCTCTCTATCCCTTGTGCCCGTTGGACTGTAGCCTGTCCCAGTCAGTAAAGGGGGTGGGACAGGCTGGGATCATTTTTAAGAAAACCCTTATTTCCCAATGGCTAGAGGTGGGCCAAAAAACAAAACAGCATCAAAAAGTTAAGTAGGGTCTTCTTCTTCCTGGTTTTGATATAGTCCTTTGCTGACTATTTCTGCCAATTCTTTAACTATTTCCGGTGCTTGTTTCATATTTAGGACCCATGCTTTTTTGCGGTTATCAGAAAAACCAAACGGGAATCTGCTTTTAAGAAAATATGGCTCATCCCTTAGGTATTTTTGAATAGACATTTCATCGAAGGGCTCTTTTCCTGTCTTTTTCCGGTAATGGACTGTCCATACCTCATATATGCCGCGTAGCCAAAGATATAGGGCATCGTTATTGTATTTAATGTATCTTTCGTCGAGTTCTTTCTTGACAACTAAATAACTAACGTCATTCCAGAACTGATTAAGAATATGTTCCTGTTCGCCGGTCCTTCTAATTTCCTGGCAAGTGGTTTCTATCCAATCCATAAACCCATCATCTTCCTTGACAACCACATCGAAACAAGCACCACAGATCGCCCAATTTATAGCCGTTCTATCTGAGATTCCTTTATCAACAAGATCTTTTTTCAGTCCTTCAATCGCTTCAAGTATTAGCGGCAAATACTTTTTATAATTAGTTATCAATTGATAAGTGAACCCGGAAAACTTCTCACAATTCCGATTTAGCCATTCAAACCATGTCCGGTCACGTTTGTATTCGCTCACCTGGATGGGAACTAACCGGCTGAATAACCCGTTATCCTTTGGCAGTTCTTCACCGCTGATAATAATCGCAGCGTTTACCGAAAAGCCTTTAGCCTGGAAAGCTGACGTCGTTCCTTTTCCGCTAAATTGCCGGTTATAAGCGCTGCGCAGGAATCCGTCCTTGGCGGTTATCTTCGTTTCGTTGCGATATTCGTCGAACCAAACGCCTAGTGAAGAATAATAGGCTAAAGCCCGCGTAATGTAATTTTGGCTTGTTTCTGCAAGTCCGATTCCCTCGGTGTCAATCCCCTGCAAGCTCATAATTAGACGCATAAAAGCTGTTTTGCCGCTTCCTCTTTTTCCGTGAGGATAAAGGATTGGAACACATCTGTATTCTTTGAAAATATCCTCGGAGAATATCCCGGCAATAATCCAGCCTATTGCGACATAGGCTTCGTAGCCGCCCACTGTTTGTTTTAACTTTTCAGCAATGTCCTTTATGTCCACCACGGCCATTGAAAGAGAAGGAATAGCGTTTTCTGAGCTTTGTCCCTGTGTATTAAGCTGCAAGGATTGGGGCTTGTACCCTTTTCCTTCAATCCAAAAGATACCGTCATTGTCCGGGAAATAAGTCTTATCATCTTTTATAGCTACATTTCCAAATAACCAAAGGTCTTTTTCAATCCGTCCAATTTTATCCGGCATATAAATAAGCTCACCTGTCTCTCTTCCAAATTCCAACTTCCAAATATCCTTTAGGTCCGTACTCTTCCCTTCGAATACATAATTGCCTTTTGCGAAACAGAATTTCTGGAATCCTTCTGTACCGGTCATATCTCCGGGGTCTAACGGGAACGTCGCTGACGTTTCACCGTATTCATTTACGAATTGGACAAACCGGACAATTCCCTCCGGAGTTACAAAACTGGCCTTTATATTGATTACAAAATTACTGATCGTCTCTTCGTAGCGCTCCCCGTTTGCCTGGGCCCTTTTAGCAATGTACTTGTTCCACTCTCGCCGGACTTTAGACCGGGCAAAATGGGTACTTATCTTTCGACGGACAACCTTCTTCGCTTCCTCTGGCTGCCCGTCAAGAAACTCCCCGGGATCAACTGCCTTTCGGATAACTGTAAGGATTTCATCCTTTGTTTTGCCGGCAGCCAAAGCCCCGTCAAAGTCAATCTTTCCATCTTTACGCCAGGAGTCCGGGAGATTGGACACATCAGCCTTGAAACCGGCTTGCTTTAACTTATAGGCCATCAGGTACGCCCAGAATTGAGTATCGTATCGGTCGCTGGTCTTGGGTTTGTAGTTTTTGAAACTGGGATTATCTTTTACCTCGTTATCGAAAATGACGGTAACGTGGTCAACCTTAAACTTCTTCAGCTCGTCTGCAAGCCGGTCAAAATGCTTTTTTCCGAAGGAGCTTATTCCCGGGATAGCTATCGCCGGTATGCCCCATTGGTACAGCGCTGCAGCCTTGTATTCTCCCTCAGTGAGAACAATATGCTCCGGTTTGTCGGCCAAGAAAAGAGTGCTGTAAATCTGTATCGGCATCTTTTCAAACCCTAATTTATGTGGCCGGATATGGTAGGTTTCATTCTGGGCGCCGACATAAGGAATCAGAATATTATCCTTTAGAAGCTGCTCGTCAAGGATTGCCTCGCCGGTATTCTTGACCTTCGTGAATACGCCCGATTCAAGTAATTCTTCTTTAGAGAACTCTTTAGGCAGCGTATCTTTTAAGTTGGCCGCATGTGGCCCCAGGCTGCGAAATTTTAATGCGTCAATCGTCGCATTGTTAAAGCCCCGCTTTTCTTTAAGCTGCTTCCGGTGTTCGTCAGATAGCGGCAGCAGGGCGCAGACACGGGCATAAATAGCCTGGTTCTTTGAGCCGGGAGCAATGGTCGGTGCTGTCTGTTGTGCGGGCGCAGGCGACGCAGCAGCTTCTTTTGTTGTTGATTCTTTTTTTGTTTTGGAACTGTCTTTATTTGATGTGTTTTTGTCTTTAGAAGGCATAAGAACCCCCTGAAAAAGCTATAATCTCCAATTAGTTACAATGTACTCCAGTGCATCATCCATTCTTGAGAACTGCTTTACCGTATGTTCCGCTATCCACGGCGAATTAATGACACTGTAGTTTTCTCCCCAAACAATAACCGGTTTCCCAATGGTTCCGGCATAGACAATCTCAGCGTTTGTGCCATGACTGATCTCCGTATGGTTCAATTCAGCCAGAATAATATCGCTGCGCTGGATTTGGAATTTGTTGCTTGCGATGATCTCTTTATTGGTTGGGGAATTAGAATAACCATCAAAATTAAATGGGACACTGGCCGGATTAGCTATTTTGAAGCCATGATCAAGAAGAGTAACCTCCGCCCTATGCCTCCACTTATTCATTTCTTCTCTGTCTAAGCCGGTCATTTTTCCGGCCAGGTAAACCGTTCCTTTACTCCCCATTAGGATCACCTTCCAGTTTAATTAAATTTTTAAGCCGGCCTCTTCTCGCCCAGCCGTTTCAACGCCTCATTCCTCACATCATCTGGAATCTTCTCCCGGCTGCAGATTAGATTCAACATATCGGGAATGTTCATAGCGTTCATTTCCCCCTCGGCAGTAAGCAGCTCAAGAAACTCATTCGCCCGGGTTTTCGCCGCACTCGCTTGTTCGATATGTTCCCGGCTTAAAACTTCATTTCCCGGCCTGGCGCTTTTAAGGGGTACCAGTTCGGTTGTAATACCTTCCTCGGTAAACGTAAGGATTGCCACCTGTACCGGTCGAAGCATTTCTTCTACCCTTGCAGATACCCGGCCCAGCGCGCCGGGATTGCAGAAGATAACCCCCATCCTCGCGCTTGATTACGCCGTACCCGATATGTTCATGACCGGAAAGAATTACATCAGCATTGGTTTTTACGTTCTTAACTACGGTATGGGGTACATCATAAGGAAGAGGCTTGTCCACAAGCATCGAATGTATGACATGGACGTGATAGGTTTTTTCATCTAAGGGGAAAGGACTTGTTGTGATACTGACCATATAATCATTTGGGTTACGGTCAATGTCGTAATAGAATCCTTGTCCGGTGATGCTTACCGCAAAGTCATTGTCGTAATTGCTAATCGTAAAAGGAGTTCTGTTTAATATTTTTAAATATCCTAATTCAAGAAGCCCTAATACCGTTCTTGGTAATGTTTCCAGGGAATAGCCATATATTTCATGGTTCCCAGGAATCGTTAAAATGCGATTATCGAAAGGAAATCGCTTTATTAATTCAACAAATTCCCTTGTCACGGCAAAAGAAGTATCCGGTCTGTCAAACAGATCGCCGCCGCAAACAATTTGCTGGCAACCTTCTTCATGGGCGATATTAAAGACTTCGATTAGCTTTTCTTTAACCGCTTCCAGATAGTTGTCCGTTCTTGCCCGGGGATTAGTGCCGCGGAAATGGACATCGGTCATGTAAAGGATTTTGATCGAATTGCTCATACTGTAGTCACCCCACTAGAATTAACTAAGCCGGCCAATACCCTTGCTTTCATAAGTCCACCAAGTCGTATTCTGTATGTTTCACGAGTTGGCATGTCTGGATTATTGTCAATATCTGAACTTAGTGGCAATCTCCCCAGTTTATCTGCTAAATCGCGAAGTTTTTGCAGTAAGTCATCATCGCTATATTTAATATGATTCATCATGTGTGTTTTTTGATTGGGCATAAGTTGTAAATTTTCATATCGGTCATCTGTTTTGATTTTGTTTTTATGGTGAACTACTTCATTCTTGATAAGTTCACGTTTTAAATGGCCCTCCAATACAGCCCTGGCATAAGCTATATAAGAATTGTCCCTACAGTGAATAAACCATCTACCCTGAAAGAAGCAAAGGCCCATATTGAAATTTACATTTCTGTGTCCGCGATGATGATGATTATGGATAAATCTTATTGGTTGACCTTTAACCCAGCCCCATTTCTTGTTATTGCATGGAGCTATAGAAACAGGCAAACCACATCCACATTCACATTTCTTTGCGTCCAATTTCCTTCACCTCGCTAACCCCATCTTTCTGACTGACCAAATAGGATTTGTCGGCAAATTCTGCTAATTGCTCTGCATGAGTTATAAGCAGAATCTGCCTACCCGTTTTCCTGGCATAATCTTTCAGGAACATAGCCAAATTGCTTATATATTCCTGACTAACCATTTTCCCGATTTCATCTAACAGGATCGGCCCGCCTGGTTTCGGGTGAACCAGTTCCAGCATGGCCAGGCGCAGCGCCAGGGAAACAATATCCACAATACCGCCGCCTTTGCTGTTCTCAGGGTCGGCGGCAACCTCAACTTCGCCGTATTTACTAACGACCTGCCACTCCGCAGCCGGAGCGCCGCCCAACTCACGCATCTTAATTTGAAACCGATATCCTTCACCGAACACATATTCGAGAGCGCTCGTTACAAGGTTTTCGATATTCGATTTAAGCTGTTCCCTGGCAAACTCAGTTACTTTCGTAAAAACTGCCTGTACCTGCTGCCAAAGGATTAGATCGGAAAGGATCAACTCGGCTTCTTTCTCGTTTTTGGCGAGATCCTTTTCAAGCTGTTCCAGGGCACCGATCCCTTTGTTGTAGGATTCAGTCATTTTGGTAAGGGCGTTTTCAGCTAATACAACTTTGTAATCGTTATCCATTGCTGGCGCCTCCTTCCGCTTTTTCAATGGCACGTTTGACAAGTTCAAAGACTTCCTTACCACTGTAAACTTTACCTATTGCCTCGTAAGCACACATGTAATCATCAATCTCAATGACGTCTGGCAGACTCGAAAGAAGCACTAACGCACTGTACATCTCAGGTGCCGCAGCAATGAGTTGGGCATTGGCAATATTCTCTTCGTATTTACCGACACCATGAGAGGCTCCGCAATTTGCGATGGTCCTTTTTGTGCCCGCCTTAAGAATGTTTAAACCTGCAACTACTTCCCATGGTCCAGGTGTAAACTTCTTTTTCATATCCCTCACCTACTTCATCATGCCTTGATACTCAAGGGGAATAAGGGCCTCTGCTGCTGTAATGTTTTCGTTGATGCTTTTTTCCAGGTTTGCGATCTCCACTGCAATTGTTTCCGGAGTAACGCCCATTTTTTTCATTGATTCAATAAGCTCTTCTTCTCGTACTTGTAACTGCTCAATGGTTGCCTCCGCTTTGGCTTTGTTTTCCTTTGCCTTGTCAAGTACGGCTTTTAACTGATGAACTTTTTTAACATTATCGTTAATGTTATTTTCTGGCATTGTTAGATTACCTCCAGATTAAATTTTTCGGAGATGGCCCCACAATAGGGGCACATTCCCAAGCCGGTTAAAAATTCTTCATACTGCAATGTTGAAGTTTTAATTTCTTCCTTGGCTTCTTCTATTTCTTCAAGCTGTCCTGACTGAAGAACCTTAACTCTTTTATAAGTGTCCCGTTCTTCGGACAGCTTAATAAGCCTTAGAATGCTTTCCCATATTACATCAGCGTCTATCGCCCTGGTAAATGCGGCCACTTGAATAATTTCCTTTGGTCCGGCCATGCGTGTCCAAACGTCTATGATATTGTTATGGAGGTTTTCAAGAATTAACGACGCAGCAGCTTTCTCGTCGGCCTCTTGGATATACTGGCCGGCTTTTTCAGCGAAAGGAGTAACACTATTTAAGGTATCTTCTTGTTTATTTTTCTCTATGGCGGCTTCGATGTATTGGGAGCTTAAGACAGACAGGTTTTCTAGCCTTGGAATGGCAAGGGTCAATTCAGAAACATTCTTTTCGGCAGCGTTAACATAATCTGCTAATTCTGCCGCATCGTTTTGATAGTATTCGAACTTCGATTTTGTATCTATGTATTGGTTAATTAAATCCAGCAATATGGATATTGTTGGAATGCCATAATCCAGTTCACGGATTATTTTTCCAAGTTCGCCAATAAGATATTTTGACTGCTCTAATTCACATCCCGCAGCATTATAATCATGAGATACATCGCATAAATCTTCCCATGTCTTTCTGATTTGCTTCAATCTTTCTTGATCTTCTTTGATTTTTGCTACAAGAATAGTTAACTGGTCAATCTTTCCCTTTAAGGCGTCCAGGTAGTCATATTTTGCGATTTCCTCTTTTAGCCGTATGATTTCCCCTGACACCCTTTTTTTGTCCTGTTCTCGCCTATACAAATCGGTGCCAATTTTCTTTGACGCTGTATCGACTCTTTCAGTACCGATCAATTTCCCTAAAGCCTTTGCCCGAGCCGGGGCGCTGATGGATTTCCCAAGGAAAGGACCGTCAAGCTGCTCGGCAAGGTTAAGGTTTTCTGCTTTGTCGCCAATTATCACCGGACGGACGCCGGTAATGTCCTGTACCTCCTGGGGAACGGTAACGCCGAAACCTCCGAAAGTTTGACCGTTTATGTTGTACTGATTTCCTTTGCCTGTGTCACGAATCCGCATAACCCGGACTGCGTTTGCATCGTCGGGTTCGCCGCTTGCTATCGCTACAGAGCATTGTTTCTTCCCTACGGTAATGAAATCTGCCCCTTGGGGTTCGTTATAGTACAGCCAACGCAACGCCCGGATTATTGCCGATTTACCTGTATCTGACGGACCTACAATTACCGTTAACTGGCCGGCCGGCGCCGGTTCAATTACTGTGTTGTGGTGAGACTGGAAATTGGTTATTGTAATGTTGGAAATATTCATTGGTTATAAACCACCACTCTTTCAAAAGGGTTGCTGTTTAGATTTAACATTTGCTTCGCACAGCGCTTTTGCCACCATGTCAGCTACGAATCGCACTCGCATATCCCTTTCTTCCGCCTCTTCATCGCACCCGTCACAATTGCCATTGCATCCGTCACATGGCTGGTGTTTCTTGTAATTCTGCCAATCTATTTTTTCAGCTAGATCTTTGTATTTTTCTTCCGTAATGTTTGTAAATCTTTCGTCATGGCAAAGGCAGTAATAAAAAGGGTCCCCGCAATGTTCGACCACTCCACAATTTCCGCAATGCTGATCCAAGTTTCCTATTTCAAAAGCCATTTACCCCTTCAGCCTCCTTACCAATCCACTGTGCCGTTCAACGATCTTGTCATTGTCCACAGCCTTTTTTACTGCTTCCTTCATACAGATTAAGATTAGCTTCTTTTTCGCCCGGGTTATTCCGGTATAGAACAAATTCCGCTGCAGCATAATATAATGGCTCTTAGTCATTACCATAATGACCGCCTGGGCCTCGCTGCCCTGCGATTTATGAACGGTGCTGGAATAGGCCAGAGTAAGAATGCCAAGATCGTCTTCGCCAAAATTAACTAGCCCCTCGGCGCTATCGTCGAATTGCACAAGGATATCATCGTCGGTAATATCAACCACAAGGCCAACGTCACCGTTCATAACCCCAAGGTTGTAATTGTTCTTGATTACCATTACCTTGTCGGCCAGCCGATAACCTATTTTGTCCTTAACCTCTTCTGGCAGGGGATTAATTGCGTCCCGGATTTTTTCGTTGAGAATATTTACCCCGCTTGAACTTTTGTAAATGGGGGCCAGGCAAAGGAAGTCTAACTTTGTAAGGCCGCTTTTGATCAGCTCTTTTGTTTTTTCAACGGCCAGGGGAACGGCGTCCTCGGGATTATTAACCGTAATTACCTCAACCTCGCCGCCGCTTACCATGGCAGGCTGCACGCCTTTTTTAATATGATCTGCCCAGGTTGCAATTTCCCCGGCCTTATTCTGCCGGAAATTTAGATCAAGCCAGCTTACCGGAATTACTTTGCTGCTAATTAGGTCCCGCAGCACCGAACCAGGCCCGACACTTGGGAGCTGATCAACATCTCCGACAAGAACGACCCGTACATTATTGGGTATTGCCCTAAACAGCGAATCGGCAAGCTCAATATCCATCATTGACGCCTCGTCAGCAATCAATAGGCCAGGCCCTTCCAGTGGACAGTCTTCATTAAAAGCGAACCCAAGTACAGGATTATACCCAAGGAGACGGTGAATTGTACTCGCCTCATGGTTGGTTACTTCTTTGAGGCGCTTTGCAGCTCGTCCAGTAGGAGAACAAAGGTGAATTGCATGTTCCGGGTACCTATCTTCGTAAATGTTAATAATTGTATTAACCGTCGTTGTCTTGCCTGTACCGGGTCCTCCAGTAATTATAGATAGAGGACTTGTTAATGCCATTTCCACAGCTTGTCTTTGGGTTTTGTCTAATATAAATGTAGATATCATAATTAATACACTTCCATATTAAATATTTGCTTCCCTTAAAGCATTGCTTAGAGACTTGAAATAATGCAGATAAGTTGAATAACTTGGCATCCATTTGTATTTATTTAACGAATCTGACGATGGAATTTTTCCTGTCAACAAAAAACAATGCCTGAGTTTTAATATAAGATACATTCTGGTGTACCTAGTTGAATGCAAGGTTGTATGTTGTTTGCGCGTAGTCAACTCAAGGTTATTTGGCGAAAAATCTTGTTTGTTTTCGTTTTTATGATGAACTATTTCATTTGGTGATAACTTTCTGCCTAGCTTTTCTTCCATAACACGACGATGAGCATGTTTGCCTCTTAATTTGGGATAGCTTTTATTACATTGCAATTTATTTCTAAGCATTTGCGATCTTTTTTCTGCGCTAACTCTAGCGTTGTATGTATTTCTGCATTTTGGAGAACAAGTTACTTGTCTTGCCTGTTTGCTTTTCTTTACCTTGGGAAGTGGATTTCCGCAAATTGTGCAGGTTTTCATTGCAAATACTCTCCAATAATAGTTTTGAGTTCATTGGTTTCTGTTTCGTCTTGTTTATTGCTTAAAAGTCTATTGACGTTGTTCGCAAGGCGCTCTTCGCAGCAATGGAGGGATTTTAAATAAATGTCGTTGTCCTCCCGGATTAACATTCCCGAGTCTATAAGGATCTTGTTCTCCCGGGCTATCTCGCCAATGCCTATTCCGCAGCCCTTACCGAACAGCTTATCGGCCCTGGCAACTATATCAGACGGGCGCAGGAAACAATGTCCTTCGGATTCTGCCGCCGTTTTAATGACGTGCATAATTCCCGCCCTTATCCGGTGTGGGGAATCCAGGGCAATATCAACCGCCCGGGCTATTTTGTCGGCGGTTAGAAATCCGATTCCACTTATTTTCTCAATAAAATCATAGGGGTTTTCCTTGGCCGCGGTTACTGCTTTGTCTTTGTAGATGGCGAACACTTTAGCAGCTAAGTTTGTGGATATTCCTGGCCGGCAGATTAGCGCCGAAAGCTCGGCAAGCGCTTTATTTTCCTGCAGTCCGGCAATGATTTGTTCTGCTTGATGGGGCTTTACTTCTTCTACGGTGCCAAGCAATTCAGGCTTGTTCATAATATCTTCAAGGCAGTTCGGGCCTAGCTTATCGTAGATGATTCCTGCCCGCTGCGGGCCAATGCCATAGGCCAGAGTTGCCAGGTAAGCAACTATTCCCGCCCTGGAAGAAGGTAGCTGCAGCTCGGCAGTTTCGACCTGGAATTGTTCTCCGTATTGGGGATATTTTTTATTCAGTCCCCACTTGCCGGTTAGGTTATAATAGTCTCCTTCGCGGATATTCGGAATGGTACCGACGCCGGCACTGAATATATAGCCGCCGTTCCCGTTGCTCTCGCCGTTGTTATTGTCTCCATTGTCCTTGCTGCGAAAATTGAAAACCGCATATCCATTCTTGGGGTTGTAGTAACGAATACCGGTAACTTGTGCATTTATTGTTTCCATAAGTTAAATCACTTCCTTAAAACTGGTTTTTTTACGCCCTTGTGACTCTTGATTGCTTGCAAAAGTCACTAAAGGGGAGATCATACGCATCGTGAAATTCCAACCATGCTTCATATCTTGCTGCACCGTGACTATTTGATTTAACGCGTACGTCGAAATCCCATATCTTCACTGAGTACCACTTCACCGGATTTCTTCCGATAAAACCTCTTTGCTGGATACTGTACATTGCCTTGCCTCCCTAAAAAGGGTCAAATCTAGCCCGGCCAGTTATATAAAACTAACCGGGCTTGGATTATTCTTTTAATTAATAGGGTTCTCCGGAACCTGAAACAGGTACATCGCCGGCGTCCGTATTGTAATCGTCGGCATCTGCGCCCAATTCACGCATAAATGGCTTTATAATACGGATATATTCTTTTATTTTATTTCTTTCTTCCGGGGTTAGTTTTTCGCCCTTGGACCAGGCGACAGCGCTATACTCTTGTCCGACTTTATTTACTCTTTTATAAAGCCTTATCTTGCTTGATACGCCATAATATGAGAGATTTACACGCAGCAAATTTACCATGTGAGCGTCAAAGTCGTCCAGGGACATTGGAGACAAGGCAAGTAAATGAGGAATTTGAGAACCTTCAAGCAGCACAAAAACACGCATAATGTTTTTGCAGGCTTTTCCCTGGCCCTTTACCGATGATCCCCATTGGTTAAATTGACATTTGGCACATTCCCCGCCCGGATTTCCTATTCCGGTTTTGGCGTCAAGAGCAAAACATAGAGGCGGTTTGTTAGCAACCTTTTCCTCTTCTTCCCAACGGGAATTGACCCTGTATTTATCAACAATAATGCAATTCAAAACTGCGTAAGGAGTTTCTTCTTCGCCGGGCACTGTCCAAAACAACCCGCCACCGGAAGGAATTTTAATGCGAGGGAATTCCAGTTGTACGCCACCGTCTAGGTTTTCGTTCATTGTATCGGCGAAAGATGAATCTTCTTTGTTTGCAATGAAAAGCGGCGAATCAAATGTAACAGCTACGATTTTGTTTTGCTGTGCGGGAATTAAGCTGTTTTCTTGCTCTTGTGGTTCTTGTTTTGTGGACATTTTATTGTTTATCCTCCTTGGAATATCTTAATTTGGGAAATGATTTATTTTGGGTTTTTAGGCTTGTTTTTAAACTAAGCCCGATAACGCGTTTAGTTTTGCCGCCTGGACCGCTAAAACGGTTTTCAGGGCAATGAACATGTTTTCATGCTGCCGCAACGTAGCTTTTGCTTCGGTCAACTTTTCGCTGGCCTCGCTATACTCATTTCGTGCAGTCCAGTATTCTTCATGGTTTCCCTTTTCAACAGTAATTCGGCGGTTAAATTCGCCGCTTCTGGACGCCTCATTGGAGTATTTAGGTTTTCCGTTGGCGCCCTGCTCTTCATTTATGGCCTGGCGAATCGCCGCTTCTTCCATGTCCAAGTTGAGCTTGTCCTCATTTATGCCTTCTTGCAAATTGGCAATATAAAGTTCTTGCTGTTGAATTTGTTTCGGTAATGCTTCATATCTTTCAATTTGATCTTCCAATTTTTGAAGATCGATCATTTCTTCAAGCATTTCCGAAACGCCCTGCAATGTTGCGTTTTTGATATTGTTCTTGATTTCTTCAAGCCAGTTCTTATTCAAATTTAATCCTCCATTTATTGAAGTTTTTTACTTCGATTCCTCGTGTTTTTGCGCACTCGTAAAGAGAGTCGATTTCCACATTGTATATTGGGATATCATCCGGCCAACCGGACGCCTCAACGGTTTCAATTGCTTTCCTGATTGCCCAATCCCATTTCTTATCGATGAAATCAGGATTGTGATTCTGGTATGTATTCCGGTTATGCTCTTCTCGGATCGCATAATAGAGCGCTTCCTTGAGGTTAAAGGGCTGCTCATTTTCATTCATTGAGTATCTTGCTCACCGTCCTTAAAAAAGGTTTGTGGGGCCGGTGTCTGTCTGTACCTGTCTGTACCTCTTGTCTGTATGGCTGCTCCGGTTTATTTTTTCGCCCGGCCCCGCTACTCAAAAGGGAAAAGGAATTAGGTTGCTGGTATGGTTTTGTTGATCTTTTAGGCCTCTCATGCTATACTTCACATTGAATAATCTCTTTTATTGGCCGCTTAAAGCGGCGCTTTTTTATTTAAGAAGCCTCAAATCACTATCCAGCTCCAAGGCTAAAGCATTATTGACAGCGTAGAGTAGCGTGTTTATTCTGTTTACGGTTTGAATAATATAATCAACTTTGCCCCTGAAGGTTGAATAGGGCGTTACCTTCTCTTCTTTTGTGGGAATCGCTTTATCTACTGGAAAACCCACTATGGCAGACAGGGCAAGGGCCAACTCGAATGTGTTCATAGAACACCTGTCAAGCTCGTTTAGGGCATCTAATAGGCTCGGTTCTTTTACTGCTTGCGTTCCCATTTCCGGCATCTTCATCCTCCTTTCTTCCTGTTTTCTGTTTTTTCTTATTCTGAATGATTCATGCCCACTTCAAGTAACAATACACAGCGCCAATTCCCATTAGAATCATTGCCGGCCAGGAGAGGAAAAATGTCAGAAACCTATCCTCTTCCAGCCTGTCCTCCATTACCGCCCTGATTGCTGCATCATCTAAACGGGGAATGTTAATCAGCCTCCTTTTTCCGGTTGCCTTTTTCTCCGGCCCAAAGAAGGGGTTTTAAAACCCCTTCTTACCGTCCAGTATCAGATAACCCGGAAGAGCTTCTTTGAGCTTTTTGAATTCTTCCTGTGTAACTTTTTGCCAGTAATAATTGTACTTGGGGATTTTCAATACAAAGAAGGGCTTCTCACTGTCGGACTTGGGAACATTGAATTCGAGTTCTACCTCGATAATGATTTCTTTGGAGCTGCCCAGGACAAGGGGAAGAAATATATCGAATTTCTTGGGAAGAGTTACTGTCCCTTCGCCTTCTTTTATTTTGAAGGCTATAGTGACGTTGTTGTTGTCGTTGTACTCAAATTCCCCTGTTATTTGAGTGTCAATTTTCAATGTCTGTACGGCGGCCAAAAGAGCATCGGCATTAAAGACTTGTCCGTTTGGCCGGCCTCGCAGGAAGTCAACTAATGCCTTCTGTTTTATAGGCACATTAAGTATTTTTGTCCATTCGTCATATTCAATGCTATGGATGTATGGATACCAGGCTGTATCCTGGGGCCTATCCTTTATGGTATCGTCCAGCACCGCAAAAATACCTTTTTCGTTGCCGGTGATAATCGTCTTGCTCGAATCGCCCTTTCGTAGGATAAGGTCAATTAAACTCTGGGCGCTTTCGAGTTCGAAGTTATACCCATCGAATTGAAATATTTCCGGCAGGTCCGGCAGTTTTCCAGTGCGGATATCAACCTGGCCGTTGGTAGTCGATACATCAACTTTTACCTTCTCGTTACCGTTACCATAGTCCATTAATTAAATAACCAACCTTTCAATTAAATTTCCCTATACTTGTCCGACCTATTAACTGGCGCTTTCGACCGGCATCTTTAAGACGATCTGTTCTGTCTGTGGCACCGGCTTATCGGTTTTGAGCTTATTATCGGCTGTAACCTGACAAATGCTGCTGCGCCCTTGTGCCGGGAAATGCGGAGCCATTTTGAATCCCACTGCCACTGTTGACGTTTCAGGAATTCTTTTGAATTCCAGTGTAATACCGATTGTGGCTTTTTCGCCTTCTCTGATGGCGGCCAGTATATTCGGGTAAACATCTTGGAACCTTTTCTCCAGGTCCCCACCACAAATTGTTGATAACGAGATCGGTACTTCTAAATCGCCCATGGATGAATACCTCCTTTCTTTGGATATTTATTTAGCAACCTTTAACAACCTAAAAGGTACCTTACCTACAGAAATTTGCTCTTGCTCTTCCATCCATTTATTTAAAGCCTCTTCTCTGAAAAGGATCCTCTTATCAATCCTGGTATGCGGGATAAGGCCCTTCCGAACCATTTCTCTGAGCTTTGTTTCTTTGATTGCACCCTGAAAGAAATCTTCAATTACTGTTTGAACCGTAAACACCCTTGATGGGAGATCTTCACAACTATTTCCGGCCTGAAACAGTTTGCGCCCACATTCAGAACAGAATTTTGCATTTTCGTTTGCTTTAGTCCCGCACTCCTGGCAATACATTAGAGTTAATTCTCCTTTATTAATTTTCCGTTCCGTTTTTTAGAAGGTCCTCTGGTTTGACGTCTAACGCTTTCGCAAATAATTCCAGGTCGGTTACGGATATTTTCCGGAATCCTTTTTCGATTTTGCTGATTTGGGACTGATTAAAAACCTTGACAAGTTTAGCTAATTTATATTGGGAAATATTTCTTTGCTTCCTAAGACTCATAATTTTCTCTCCAACTGACAACCAGTACACCCCCTGTAAAACCCATTGTGTAATTCTATTATAAACTCATTTGCAATCATGGCAATTCTGTTATAGACTTATTCATAAGTATATATTAGAATTATTTATCATTTCCTATTGATCTCTTGACTTTGCTTTAAATTACAATTATTCTAAAATAGAATTAGTGGATAGAAAGAGGGGTAGGAATTGGCCGGCAACAGAATTAAACAAGTAAGGGAAGAAAAGGGTATTTCTACTTATGAATTGTCTAAACTAACCGGTATTTCTCAATCCGTTGTAAGTAAGCTTGAAAACAATAAAAGATCTCAGGATCTAGAATTAATCGAAAAAATAGCAAATGCATTAGGTGTCGATATTGAAAATCTAATTATTGATACAGCCGAAGAATGTCCTGAATGCGGTTTTCGATATATTAGTCCGTGGGACGATAAAGAACATGAAAATTATCACAATAAAGCAATAAGGGCAAAAAATTATTATGGATTTTACTACGGTTCCAGAAGGAGAGAGATAATTATAGGATCATCCACACGGTAAGCAACCTTTTCCTCCATGGGCAAGCCACCTTCTCATTTTGTTGGTTTAAACCTGCAATACGGACATATAACCCATATAGCCGGATCATTAAATACTTATTTTTTATTAAAGCAAAATCCTTAATCTCCTTCTGCATTTTCTCTTTAGCCCTGTTCGTCAGCCTTCTTCTTGAGCTGTTCTAAGGCAGTTTTAATAAACGGCGGTATTGGTATTCCCATCCGGCCAAGGTTCTCAATAATACTAAGGCCTTCATTGGCGATATAGAAAAATATTGCTATGCTCCGGAGAAAAGATTGCCCCGTAATATTATCCAGCCAGAAGCAAACTCCCACCGGAACAAATAAGCATATCTTCTTAACGATTCCCTTAGCGCCAACCTCGCTGTTCAGTTTCTTTTCACACCAGGCCGCAGACAATCCGGTAAAATAATCAAATAAAACAAAGATGAACAATGCCTTTAAAGCCGTGTCCCACCCGCCGAGCGCTCCGGTAATCATGCCGCCGACCGCGGCAATAGTAAGTTTGAAACTTAGTCCGTTGAAAAGTTCTCCCAATGAATACGCCTCCTTTTAATGATTTTCTTATTTGGACAAATTTATTTGGACAAATAAAAAACACCCTCGTAAAGGTGTTTTTGCTGCTTATTACAAAAAAGGCACATAATTTTTCTTGCAATTCTCAATCTTGGTGAATATACTCAAAACAAGAAAGGGGCTGGTCATATATCATAAAGCACCCCCTGACAATACCGGTAATAATTCTAATTGCATTACTGCTTGCATGGGCTTTCCGGTGGGATATAGTTGCAACTAAAACTGAAACTGAAAACGGCAACATTTTGACAATACGATATAAGAATGACCGCTGGACCGGCTATAAATGGTTTGATGCTTATTCTTTCGGAAACAATGGTGTAGTGAGCGGAAGCGCCCCACTTTACGACAAAAACAGTCATCCCATCCTAAACAAACAAGCTTGGCAATCGGACAAAATAGCCAAAATTATATGGTATTCCTTAACCAGCCTTGACGCAACATGGATTATTTTTACCTTAATCCTCTTCCGGAGAAAAGCTAAATACATTACTGCGCAAGATTCTGCGTAGGATTCAATACGGTTTCATAGTAGACCAAAGCGTTAATTGTCTTTTCGGCTTCTTTTCTATCCAATGTTTTTATGAAAACAACCTGCTCTTCCTTGTTTAATCCATACAGCGGATGTAATGTTTTCAGCGACCTCTCAAGCCCTGTTTTTGTCCCTCCCATCATTGCGTATTCGTTAAGATATTTAATAGCCGCCTGCCTGTCCCTATATCTGATCGCCTGTTTAAAATAACACAGGGCATTACTTTTTTGACTCACGAAAGACCCTTCATAGCTGGCCTTTCCGATCTTTTTCATAAACCTTTTCTTCTCGTCAATCGTATCGTAATAAGCTGATTCCATCGGATCGGCTTCCAGCGCCAAAGAACCCCGGAAGCTCTTCCAATAAGCTTCTTCCCGGCTTCCTCCATGCGTAGGCATCGGCTTGCCGGCAAGATATTTGTATTCATTCTCAAGTGCGAAGGACTTAAAGATATATTCCCACGGATCACGAATCCCCTTCAGTTTATATACATTGGGATAAGTAGACTTCATCATTATTAATTCCACGGGATTTTTAACTATTGGGCCTATTCCTTGAACGATTTTATTCCAAGGCCCCTTAGCCATTTCCTCTGCAACTTCCTTAATGGTCATTTTCCCGTTCAACCATTGCTGAAGATAATATGGGGGGCAGCTCTCCACCCCGAACCATCCAAGGAAATCCTGGACGAATCCGAGACGGTCCAGATAAAGGACTTTACCGTCTTTATCACGCCCGAAAATGATATGCGGGCCAGCCTTTACTTTTTCCGGCAAATCCTTCTCTTCGTCTTTGAAGAAAAGGTCGTTGTATGCCTGCAGGATCATCCATAAAAAGGCAGCCTTTAAAGCGAATTTGCCGACATTATAAGCAATAAAAGGACTTCTGATTGCTACCATTGGAATTAACCTTCTGGCCGCAGTTTTAGCTAACCCGGCGTCTCTGAAAGAATTAAAAAGTAATTGCTTTGTGCGCCGGAAGTTGACTTCGTTCCAGGACCAGAAAGGAATCAGGTATTTCCGTAGCTGCTGGCCGACAACGGAAACTTCATCATAAGCGCCCAGGAGTTCATTGCTTAGTTTAAACGCACGATCTTTAATATCGGGAAGCGCCATTACCTCTTCTCGAATAGAGGCGCCGAAATTCTTAGGCGTCCCATTATTATTTTTCATCTGTTCCAGGTACGAAAGATAGCTTGCATACCTTAAAACTGCTTCCCTGAAATCCGTTGAAAGTCTTGCGGTTCGCCAGTACCATTGCCAGGCTTTTAACGGCGCTTCTTTGACAGTTCCCTTTTTCTCCATCAGTTTTTCAAACATTTTCAGTTTTTGAATGTCCCCGATGTCGGTAGCCTGAAGAGTGCTTTGCATTCCTCCCCGTTCAAACCAATCCTTCATATCCTGCGTCATTGGCTTATCGGCTGCAAACACCGGATATAATTCCGTTATTGCCTGCGGTACCTTGGTAAATGCTTGAGGATTCCCAACGAATACCGCTTCAGCGTCACCGGAAAGGTTTCTTACGTTGTATTTAAACCAGCGCCTGGGAGATAAGAGCTGCCACACCTTCCAAAATGTCTGTCCCTGCGCTAAAGGCTTCAGCAAAGGATTCTCTTCGGCCACTTTAAGCAGGTTGTTTAAGGTTGCAGCGACTTCTTCCTTCACGACGAACTCTTCTCGATGGCCGCCCATGGCGAGGATTTTTTTAATTTTACTCGAGGAAATTCCGATTTTGCCCGAATCATCAATAAGGCCCTGCTCAATCTCCCGGGCCGGTATCGAAAGGGCAAAATAGAACAGATTGCCCTCCCTCGGCTGCCAGGTGGTATAGCCTTCGGGAATGATATTTTCCCAGGTCCTATAACGCTTACCTAATGTATCTTTAATAAATGCCTTACGCTCTTGGACCGTCTTCAGGATTAAGCCGGCGAATCCGGCTCCCTCTTCTCCTTTATTGAAAAGCGCCGCCAGGTATTCAAATGTTTTCCCCGAATGTGTTCCAGTTACGATATTATTAACGGCATCAACAAATTCGTTGTTGTCTCCGGTCCATAGCTTATCGTCCTGGGCCAATTCTCTCAGACCGGAGAAGGCATATCCCATCCTTTGTTTAAATACATTCAAGGCTTTTTCAATTTGACTTTTGCCTTTCCCGTTTTCTTTTTCTTCCCAGGCAATCATACCGTTTAAGGTGCGGTCATTTATAGCCCGCGCTGCATCTTCAAGGCGCTTCCGGATATTGTATCGGTCCTTAATATCAATTATCGCCTTGTTGACCTCGATGTCGTAAAGCATCTGCGCCATGACCTCATACTCTGCTTGCAGGTAGTCAGTATTAATGTCCATGGCAGATCCTTCACGTTTCTTTAAGAATCCCCTGTTGGCCGGGGTTTTAAGCCTTTGGCCGGTACCTGTCGGCGCTTTTTTCTTGGCGTACTCCAAGACCTGATGCCTGAAATAGTCTTCCCGGGTAAATCTGCCGGCTACATGAACTCCGGCCTTGTCCATCCAGGAGATATATTCAGCATTTATCGCCTGCCATAACCTTTTGCGCCGGTCAAGCGCCTTTAAAATATCCGGATCTCCATTAACTTCTCTGTCTATCCGTTCCCATTCGTGGGATAAAGATTCTTCTTCGAATCCGAAAGGAAGATCATGGCCGGCATGCAGTTCTTCCATAAGGTCAGCAAGAATAACATGAATCCGGTATTTGTTGTACTGTTCATTGTTCAGGCCAATGGTAAGCCCCTGCATATACCGCAGCGTTTGATCTCCGCGGACGCCTTTTTGCTTGGCCAGTCTCAGTAAGATGGTCCGCAAAGGGGAAAACTCAGCGTTTCTGGGCAGGTGTTCATATTCCCTCGTTAATTGATTCCGGAGAGTTATATAAAGCGTTTTGATTTTATTGATAAATGATTCTCTGTCTATACCCTGCGCCGCCTGGAACCTATCCCAAATATCCTCGTTGTCGAATTTATATCCACTTTCTTCTTCCGGCTCTCCATGTTGATTCCTACGAATAATCCGGAGCGAGAAACCCATTGGCGGCTTTACTTCGCCAACCTGCTCGTCAACGGCCTCGTTTAATTCTTTTTCGATATTGTCTAAAGGAGTATTTTCCTTCTTAGTTATAACGAAAGATCCTTTTACTTTCCTTACCTCAGCCCCGGGAATAGCCGACCTGATTTCGTCTTCATAACTGCTTAATGTCCGGTTCTCCTGCCAGGTAGAAGTATTATTTTTAAAAAGTCTTCTGGTTCCTTTACCAGATTTGTTTCCTTCATAAACTGTGATTATAGCCTTCCCTTCCGGCTTTAACAGGGAATAAAGAAACTTAATAACCGTAGCTCTTTCATTGGCTGCGGGAATTACGTTTAGGACATTATTAAGGGCCGCTGCATCGGCCCCATCGCTTGCTTTTATTTTGTTTAAGACATCGGTGTTATGTTCTTTTTTTCTGGCGTAAGGATCATATACAAGGTTTGTTATTCCTTTGCTCTTTAAATAATCGGTTCCCTCTTCCCATAATCCCCCGCCAACGTCAACAACGGTCATTCCCTTTTTAAATATGCCCTGCTCCATGGCAATACGCAAACCGGCCGCAACCTGCTTGATTGATGTTTTCTGCGGAGCATGAACTACCTTCACAGAAAGGCCTATTGGCGGTTTTACTTCGCCGGTTTTTTCGTCTATCTCCCCTTCAAGCTCTTCCTGGACATCGGATAGCTCTTGGCCGGGAGGATTTGAAGAGAGGATTTTATCGGCCTGTTCACGGAGATCATTCCCTGTAAAAGAGACAGATGTACCTATACTTCCCTTTGCCGTCACCACTTCAACAATCGGCCTGTCGGCAACGATAGTTTCCTAAAATACGGGACTGCATCATTTCCGGTCGGAATAAAATAGCGTGTAGCGTAATTGATTTTTTCAGTAAATACACCTTCTCTTTTCAGGTTTTCAGCATAACGCCACAGATCCTCGCCGGCAATTTCAATCCTGTACTCATCAGATACACGGCGCCGGATAATCCGCCAACCGTTGGCAAGATTTAAAGAATATCCTTCTTCTAAAACCTTTTTAACTGCCTCCTGGGGAGTTAAGTTCTGTTGTTTTCTATTTGCTCCCAACCTTCCCAATGTAATGTCGAGGACATTCTCCGGTATAATTCTACCAAGATAAACTCTGCCGTCATCAGTTCTTACTCTCATTACCCGGACCTGGCCGGTCGGCAGACGATCCCATATAGGCAGGATTGTCCCAGTAATCATGTGTACTTTATTGGTCTTGTATTCCGGCAATTTACTTACTGCTTCGTTCCATAGCTGGGTTGCTTCGTTGTATTCTAACTTACGCCAATGCCCGGCCTCAAATTTGGCTTTCTCCGTGACACGATCATCTGTTTGTCCAAATACCTTGTAAAGATCAATTACTCTGCCGTCTTCCAACGTCCTGGTTCCCCATTGACGGACTGCATAAACCTTTTCGCTTCTTTCGTTTTGAAAAAATCCTACCATGCCCCGCATACCTTTGAACTCGCTGATCTCAGTCGGAATTAACCTGTTTTGAGCTTCCAGTTCAACGTATTTTGTCTCTGCTCCGGATTTATCCTCAACGTAAACGGTCTGTTCGCTAATCATCTTTACTTTATCGGCTTTAAAGTTTTCAAGGCCGGTATCAAGGGTGCCGTTTGCTATGGCTATTTCAACAGCACTTTCGAGACGGGTGATAAATTCGTCAAATACCCTGTTCTGCTCTTCCGATTCCAGGACAAGAATCCGGTTTAAGAATTTCGGGATGTCTCTTATATCGTCTGTGTCTTTGAGGTTTCCATTTTCGTCAAGGATTCCGTCAAGACCCATTTTGGCTAACAAAAGCTGATAATTTCTGAATCCTTTAACGTGGCCGTGTACCAGATCAATAAAGAACCTTTCAAGCGCGTCATAGGCCAACGTCCCTTCAAGATTATCTTTCTCACTGAAAAGGCCCTGGCTCCCGGTTTGTCTTTGTCCTTTGGTAAGCGCCCCGAGCTGATCAAGGCGTCTCGCAATGGAGGAAATGAACCTTTTCTGGCCTTTGAGATTGGTAGTAACCAATATATAGTGCGGCGTACTGGCTTGGTTCGTCCTATTGGTACGACCCATACCCTGGACAGCGTTATCAGCTCTCCATCCGGCCTGAATAACGTAATGGTTGCGTTTGCGCTGATTCTTAGTCTTTAAATCTGCATGGTAACTGCGTCCTGTCCCACCGGCGTCAGAAAAAATTAGTATCCGTTTTTTATCGTTCATAAAAACTGCTGTGTCTTCGGATACTATTTTTTCAGTTCTTCTTTCAAGTTTTTTAGTTCTTTGTCCGGTGTCCTCGTCTAAAACAGATACTATTCTTCTCGTCCGACCCGTTACTTCCGTTACATTTTCGGGACCGAAGGCATTTAAGATTATGTCTATCGGCCCTTCCGGAACTTTCATGGACCCGATACGTTCAATCAGACTGTCTCTCATTTCAACAGCTTCCGCATTCTGTACGGGATTGCCCTGGCTGTCAAGTACAGGCCTCGACCGTTCATTGCCGTTATCGTCTATATATGTCTCATATTCCTGGACTGGGAAACTTTTTTCCAGGTAATGAATTAAAGCGCCCCGGGGAGTAATATCCAGTTCTTCATAGGTATCCCCTTCCTCCATGGCCGCAATAGCTCTGTTTTGAGCTGCCTCAAAAGTGTTTACCAATTGTAAAACAACAGATTCGCCTTTTTCAAGGTCTTTTTTAATCTGATCAATAGCAGAAGGCATCTGCATGGAGGCAAGTATCTGATTGAAGAACCTTTGTTGAGCAGACCAGAATTGGCTTCTGGCCCTCATTTTCGCCTGACCGTTACTATTTTGCCCGGTTTCCTCCAATGCCTGGTTCATGTTCTGTAAAATAATCTGCCATCCTTTGGCCATGGTGTCATACATCTCAACCTGTTCAGGGGTGAGTCCATGTTCTATAGTTCCGTATGTTACTCCATCAAAGCTTAATGTGCGCGCGATATAAGACCCCATAGCCTTCATATCACGGGCAACGAGTTCCATGGCAGCCAGGCCACCCGAATAAATCTTGCTTATAAAATCATTCTTATTGGCAAAAGCTGTTCCGGTTCCCCACAATCCCAACCTTTCAGCATAAGCAAGATTATGGACCTCTGTCGCTCCCGTAGCTGACACATAAACTATTCTTGCGTTAGGCAATTTGTTTTGCAATTCAATGCCAGCCAGCGCCCTTAAAGCCGGCTTTGTTTTTCCCATTCTTTTCTTTTGGGATATGCTGTTCTGCATAAGATGGGCTTCGTCGAAAGCAATTACCCCGTCAAAGTCCTCTCCTAACCAGTTAATAATCTGATCAAGACGCGCTTTCTTCCCCGCCTTGGCAATTACACCGGATTGTCCTGCAATATCAAGGTCCTGCGACAGTCTTCCATAGGTAACAAACATGATCCCTTCATTTTGTTTTACTTCAGCGCTGTTCTTTATTTTGCCCAGATCAAAAATTAAACCGGGGTCGCCCCCGATTCCCGAAAAGTCTCTTATGGCGTCTTCTATAAGAAGATCGTTTTTACTTATCCAGACCGCTTTCTTTCTGCCCTGCCGGAAGTTATCCATTATAATGCCTGATATTTCCCGGCCCTTTCCGACGCCTGTTCCATCGCCAATAAAAAATCCCTTCCGTGTATTATCAGAAAGGATTTCCTGGTGCGCCTGCCCTGCATAAACTACCGTTTCAAGCTGAGCAAGCGATAGTTTTCCTTCTTTAATTATTTCTTGGGGCAGGCTCGGTTTATATGTAGGTACCGGAGGATCGACCGCTGCCATGGCTGCGCTCTGCGCCAGTTTACCGGGATGTTCCTTTGCTCCCGGGATCTTTAATCTTTGCGGCGTATATGGGGCATAAACAGCGTCAGTCAATTCCTCTTCTGTTTGATTTGTTTCTGTTGCTTCAACCTTTATGGTAGATCCGAGGGTTCCTTCTCCTGCAGCGCCCACATTAGAAGTTGGAGCAGGTATTCCGCTGCGTCCTCCGGATTCTTCTTCGCCGACAGCTCCCGCGGGTCCAGCCACGTTTTTTCGCTGTCCGGCCCCTGTCTCAGTAACAGGCCCACTGCCTTCTGGGGGTTTACTTGCGTTAGAAGGCTCTCCAATATCGTTTTTATTTCCCAATTGGTCAGTTTCTTCTCCGGGTCGTTCACCTGTATCTTGTTGTTCTCCAGTGCCCACCAGGGAAGTTGGTATAGGTACAGCATCGACGGATCCGGGTCCTGCTTCGCCTGTCTGAGAAATTTTTTCGCCAGTTGGCTTACCGGCATTCTGTTCAGGAGTTCCGTTTGCTTTTGATGTTCCAGGGCGTTCATTCCTTATCGCCTCCAATAACGGTAAAGCATCTTCCAGTTTAGATACGTTTCCGGTTACAGTCTGTGTTGTCGTGGGACCGTTTTTGTCAATGACAAGTAGTTGAATGTCGAAACTGGTCCCGTATTTGGAGTAGTTCTTGCCTTCGATACCAATATTAGCCCGGACATTATACTCCTTCTTGATTTTACCCCACCATTCCCGGAAAGTGGGTCTTTCTTCTGCCATTCCCCGGCCTACGATAGCAACAAGCCTACCATCTGGCGCCAAACGTTTTAATGCTTGTTCGATGTGCGCTTCTGCAAACTCGGTCTTTTTGACTCCCTGCATCCTTCCGGCTGCCGCAGAAAACGGGGGATTCATGATAACTACTGTCGGTGCTACGTCTTTAGGAAGAATGTTATTGAGCTGTTCGGCGTTTTCCGTAAATAGCCGATCAAAATTTAATTCTTTTAATAATGCCGCTCTTCTCTTGGATAGTTCGTTGACAATTACTTTTTTAACGCCTGCTATCTTTGCGAATACTGCTAAACCGCCAATGCCGGCGCTCGGTTCTAAAACATCATCATTTTCATTCATATTTGCCGCCCATGCTGCCACATAAGCTATTGGCGGCGGGGTAGAGAACTGCTGAAACTGGTCCTGTTCTTCTGTACGCTTTGTTTGCGTAGGAAGAACGTCCATCATTTTAAGGAGTTTATCAAGTTGCGATTTTGCCTTGTCTATATCTCCAGGCAATTCCTGTTCTTTGAAACTGTCAAGAATAAATTTATTTACCCCTAGTTCCATTGCGTCGTAAGCGTCTTTAGGGGTATATTTGCCTTTTGCCTGAGTACCACCAAAAGCTTTGTCCGCTGCCTCGAACAATTTCTTATTAGTAAAGGCTTTTGTACGACCTATTTTAAGGAGATACAAGACATAATCAGCTATTTCATTGCTTGCTCTTACAAAGTCCGTAACATTTTCCTGATTCGATTTTACACCTGTTTCTTCTGTTTGTGTAGTAGGCGTAGTGGGTTGATTGGAAATTTCTTGCGGTTTCTCTTCGCCCTTTGCCTCGGGCTCAATCTTTTTTAGGGTTTTATTACTAAAGAAGACCAATTCAATACGGCCAATAGGAACACCACCAGCATAGGCAATTTGATCGCAATTTACAGAAACATAAGTATCATCCTGATACGGTGTTCTCTCAACGGTACCGGTTAATGTTTTCCCTCCGGACTGCCATGTAACACGATCTCCGGCCTTGAATTTGGGTTCCTGTTCCGGTTCCGTCGCTTCTTTTTTAAGCGGTAATTTCTCTATTTTTTCCGGTTTCTCTTCCTTCTTTATTTCCGGCAACTTCGCCAATATCCTATTTGTCGGGTCCTCTCCATAGAATGTCCAGACGCCTTTTGCCTTGGGGTGGGGTTTGTACCACCTGGCCCCGAGAGTTTTTAAGGTATTCTTATATTGATAGCTATCGCCCTGAACCTCCCAAGCTACATTTCCGGCTTTCGTTGTTTTTCGCTGCAGAGAAAGGCCGTAATCTGATAGTGTGCTTTTCGGTTTTTCGGGCGCGGGGGTTTCTTCCGGCTGCTGTGCTGCTGCCGATTCTGTCTCTGGCGCTGACTGTACTTGCTGCGCTTGAACATTCTCTTGAAAAGTTTCAGGAACGGCTTCTTCTTTCGCTGCTTCCGGCGCTGCTATTTCAGGCGGCGCCGCTTCTTCTTTCTCTATTTCCGCTGTTTCTTTTGCCGCTTCCTCCTGCGGTCTAACCCGTATCGTCCCAAGCTGAAAATCACTATCTCCAACCTTGATCCTGCCCAGGCTATTTTTAACGTCTCGGACATTACCAAAGATAAAATCACTGCCGCCTCTGGTCATTATGTCCGAAACAACCGCCTTAAAAAGTTTTCTGGCCTTTGCCGGCTTCAATCCCTGCTGCTTGCCCCATTCGTCGGCAACGTCCTTGGCAAGAATCTCCTCCGGTTCCGCTGTTGTCTGCAGCTTCTCCATCAGATTTTTCTTTACGGTATCATAAGCCTGCCGGACAGAAGAGGAATAATCCTTCGGTGTGCTTACAGTTTCGGCGGAAGCTGTTAGCGCTTCTGTCTGTAACGGTTCGGTTTCTGTCTGTAGCGTAGGTTCTTCTGTGACTGTTCCTTCTGTGACTGTTCCTTCTGTGACTGTTCCTTCTGTGACCGTTTCTTGCGGAGCTGTTATCGGTTCTACGGTTATTTCTCCCTGGTCTTGTATTGGAGTTGTTCCTAATACTTCTTCCGGATTTACGTTCTCAATTTCCCCCGTCAAAACGCCTTCCATGGAAATTCCGGCCTCGGTATTTATATCGTCAATGGCTTGCTGGACCGCTTCCTGAACGGCCTTTTCCCCTTCCTGACTGGAAGCAATCTCGTCTAAGACCTGCTCCATGGCTTCAGGGGCGCTCTTGCCTTCGTTTACTTTCTCCTGAATAGCAGTAGTCACCTGTTCTTGAATTTCAGGAGGCAGATTCTTAATTGTACGTTCCCGGACAAAATCCATAACTGCGCCGGTACCACCCATACCGGCGCCCATCAGCCCGCCGATGGCCATAGATTCCTTCATCTTCTGGTCAAATTCAATAGGCTGGCCGGCTGCCTGGCGCTGGAATACTTCCTGCACGCCTTCTTCTCCGGCTTCCATGGCCGTATCTGCTGTAAGCCGTACAGTTCCCGAAGCTAATTGCCCAACTTTCCCCGCTTTGGCAACTACTCCGGCAACCTTGGCAGGGGCGGGAGCGAAAGCCATAGCAAGTTCGGCTGCGTCCAAACCATAAAGCTTAAGGTTATTCTTAAAAACATTATCGGCGGCTTCTTCGGCTTTGTCCGGGTCGAGGCCCCTGGCTACAGCGTCTTCATAAGCGCTGCCTGCTTCCATCGCAGATTCCAACGGCCTTGACATTGCAGCGCCGGTCAACGAAGAGACTACGGCCTTGCCAAACGGACCCAAGCCCATCTTTGCAGCCCCGGCCCCGCCTATCTTAAATCCTGCATACATCGCGGGAATAAGCGAAAGCGTTAAGGGCAGTGTCCGGCTTACGTTTACAGCGTAGAAATCAGGATCAAAGAATGAACGCCAATTAAACTGTGACGGTTGAACTTCGTAGCCTTCTTGAATGGCCTGGCCTTTACTGGCTAACTTGTTTCCTAGATCGTCCCATTCCTGCCATTTAGCTACGGCGCCGGCGTTTGTAAGCATATCCCCAATACCGGCCCTAAAACTTGCGCCGGCCTTGCTTGGAATGTTTCTGTTTTGAGCGTCAGGAGTAACCGCCCCCCTGATCGTTTCTTCTGCTGTCACACCCGCGCCGATTGCTCCGGCCGCTTTAACCCCTGTCGGCAATGTTTTAGCTGCTGTATAAGCGTTCTTGAAGGCATTGAATACTGGCGAGGCTGCCTTGGCGGCAGCTTTTCCGGCGCCAACGGCTTTCAATGCCTCGCCACCGGCAACAAATTGAACCGCCTGGCCTGCCAATTTTAATCCTTTGCCTATTGTATCGTTTGTTTCTACGGGCTTGCTGTATTCCTCTATCCGTTCGGGGGAAATGCCTTTGATCATTCCCTGGAACTTCCTTGCTTCTGTCGGCATGAAATCAAGCAAGCCCTCTGCAAATTGGCCGACGCGGGTATTGGCAACCCTTAAAGCCTTCATAAAAGGACTTTCCCCGGTCTTTCTGGCCGGGGAAGTTGATGTCGTGGTTGTTGTTTTTTGAGGCGCCGTATAAGGTTTTTGTGTTGTTGGTGCGGGTGTTTCTACTTTCTTTTTGGGAAAGGATTGACCTCCCCATGCTTTCATTTTTTCTAATGCGTCTTTATATGCCATTGAACAATCCCTTTCTTTCAGGTTTGCTCGTTCCTTATCGTTTATTTTTCTAGTGTAGTTGCTGATAAAGCAAAGATTCTAAATCGTCGTTGCTTGCGGTCGCTGTCTTTCCTTTAAGAGCATAATAAAAATCTTTCAGCTTTGCACCCGTTCCGGAGCTGAAATACTGCTCCGGTGATTGTTTCGCTTTCGCCATAATTAAGGCGTCTACCGCCTTAATTACGTCTGCTCCGGATTCGATTGCTGCTCCCGAGATATGAGGATCCCGTAGCATGGAAGAAACCGTATAATACAGGGGATATTTGTAATTGCCGGATTTGCGGAGCTGATCATACCGCTGCAATCCGGCATTAAGAAGCGTAGTTGTAGCATAATTCTTCCTGTCGGTCTGTGTCCCTAAAGATGTCCCGCCGCCGCTTCCACTTCCAGCCCTGGCCGCAGCCTGTTTAGAGAGGGCTAACTCCTGCTCCTTAAAATAACGATCCATTGTCGGCTTCTGTTCGCCGGTCGTTGGATCAGTGTAATACCCTGTCGCTGCCTGTAAGTCCTGGGCTTGGTTATAATTCTGCTCACCCAGTCCGAACAACCATTCGGCCATTTGCTGCGCCTTTGTCTTTTGCTCCGTCTGTTGATTTTGAAGGTATTCCAAGCTCTTTGTTATTAGGTTTCCTTGTAGTTGCGCTTCATATTGTTTATCAGCCAGGGCCAGTTCGTCCAATGCCTGGCCAGATTCCGAACCTATGTTCGCAAGGTTGGCCGCCCTGGTCGTTTCCAGAGACTGAAGACCGGGAGCGTAAGCATTTTCGACGCTCTCTGTGTTTCTTTGCCGAAGGTTGTCATATACGCCGGAATCATATACCCCTCTAGCTATCGCAGTATTGCGGGCCTGCTCCATAGCCTTTGTTAACGAGTTTTCCTTTTGAGAATTCCAATTGGCTAATCCGGACGAATAAGCGGCCTCAGCCATGCGTCTTTGTTCATCGGCCCGCGCCTCAATCGCATTCGCTCTCTGGGAGCTGGTTTCCTGATATGCTTGCCAGAAAGGGTCGAATAATGAAGACCTTAATGTTTCCGCCGTACTCTGTATTTTCTCAGGGGTGAAATTGTCTTCCGGTTCCCAATTCATAAAGCCCTGGCCCATTGTACTGGTCGGCAAATAAAACTTTCCGTTTTGTATAATCCCCTGCGAAGCGTTAAAAGACGGCCCGCCAGGAACCGTCGCGGTCTTTGTGGCTGCGTCCCATTTTACATTGGGGAACAGTTCACGGATCCATTTGTAGCCTGTTAAATCGGCCATTATATAGACACCTCCCCGTAAACAATGATAAAAATTACTACAAACTATTCAAGATTTGCATAATCTGCAGATAGTTATCATTCATATTGTCAATCAATTTACGGATAAAATCCATATTGGAATCAAGAAGATCCATACCTTCCGGATACTCAAGCATCTTTAATAAGATTTCGGGCATTACGATCTCACCCCCTCGTCAAAGACAATACTTCCTTTGCGAAGAGCGTTTATTTTATCTGTTGTGGAAATTCGCAAAGACAGATTATAGCCGTAATTAGTCCCAAGCGGAATCTTTTGCGTTACCGGCTGCCCGGTTGTGAAAGACATCGGAATTGCCGGTCCCTCGGCTTCGTTGTCCATTCTCGGATAAATGTTCAATGAGAAATCATTCCTCGGTTTCCCGTTTAAATATAGTGTCCTGGCCGTAATCTCTGCGTCAAATACGTCGTAAGGGCCAAGAGTAAAATCCGTTGTTATGGCCGATCCGTTTGCATCCGTAGTATAATCGCCGAGCTTGATTGCCCATTTACTGCTTACTGCTGCTCCCAGCCCGCAATAAATATATTCACGGCCCATGTAATTACTATGAACACAGGCAGACCTAATAATAAAAGGAAATTCATAAATAAACCACTTTTTTTCAGTAACATCGAAAACAAAAGCTATTGTGTAGTTTTCTGCAAGAATTGGAACAAACAGCCACCATTGATTAGCGATCCCGACTGCCCGAGAAAAGTCTATAGTTCCCGAGGAATAGGACTGAAGCATCTCTTCTATCGGCATACTAATTGGCATGGCGACAGTCCCTGAGTAACTGTAAATCCTACGGTACCCGCCTTCAAGCCCTAACCAAATCGGCATGTCCGCTGCTGAAGCCAGCAAGCGTCCATGGTATAGATTAATATTACCAATATAGCTTTTCTCAAGATCGATAGGAGGAGTACCCCAAACACGGAAATAGCCTTTGAACGTTAGTGCAATGGCATGATCTCGACAGGGAACGAATTTCATAACCGGCGCTCCAACATCCCCGCCAATATTTAAAAAATTAGTTGCCGGCCATATATCTTTAGATATGTTTCCACCACCGTCTTCGCCGCAGTACCAAAGACGATTTGAATTGATATAATTGGGTGCCCAACCAAAAATATAGTTTTTCCACGTTACCACGTCCTCCAAAGACGGAGGACTGCCGCCCAAATCAGCCAGGGTTCCAGCCGCTATGTTGTAAGCCTTCATTTGAGACCCGTTCACCATGATAAAATAATCCTGCCACCGACAGGAATTAAACCCGTTACCTTCTACAGTCCCATCCATGAGTTTCGACCATGTAGATCCCTCATATAAAGTATGCCAAAGGTTGCTGCCTTCCTCGACAAGTAACCGAGTAGATACGCCTACCTTTCCGGCCGAATTAATAGTAAAAACTCTATCCGCAAACGCCGGATCGGTATTGACCGTAGTAGATCCCCCACGGGTAAACAATTCCCCATTCTTTGTATAAAAGTTTTTGCCCGTGGAAGGATTGCCCGGTTGCCTTGTGTGGCGGGCGTCAATCCCGCCAAAAACAAATCTGATCGGTTGACGTGCCATTGCGAATTACCTCCATGACGGAATTACAACTCTTCTATTTCGCTTTTGCAGAGAACGCAATACGGAAGACATCTTTTCTTCGTAAAGCGCCCTCCAGGGAAGTCCGTCCGGCCTGGCCGGATCTCCATTGCATACCTTTTTATAGGCCAACCAATAAGCAATAACCTTATAAAAAAGCGCATGACAATCGGGGGTATCACCTACTGCCGTTACCGCAGTAGGTATCGCATAATATGTGATCGTATAAGTACCGTTGTAATTAAAAGCAATCTGGCCTAAATCCGCTCGGTAATCATAAACAAGATCGCCATTAACATCCCGGACCTCATAAATTTTAACAAGGAAATCTTTGTGGAAAAAGACAGGCATAATGAGAATGTCGTACCATGTACCGGCAACACAGCCAGTAAGGGTTTGAGTGTCGAATTTTTTGATCGAAACGGCGTTTTCTTCCTGCCATTCGTTAACCCAGTCCAACCCTTCCGTCGAAGCGGCTATATAGGTGGATGCTCTGTTGAGAAGGCGCTGAGAAGCAAAAGCGCATATCTCTGTAACAGTCATAAAAAAGCCCCCTTTTAGAAGAGGATGTTTCGTAATAATTACTATTTTAAAATGGTTGTTATTTGCGGGTTGTTATTTGGGAGTAACCTGATAATCTTTTTCACCAATCTGCAATAACACTGTCCTGTCGGAGTAGTCCAAAGTTACTTTTTTGGTTGCGGCGTCATAGTCAATTTTATTTGCCTTAGTAACATTGGCCAGGCCTCGTAGTTCCACCATGGTACGGCCATTTATTATTATCGGCGCCACGTCGAATTGCTTAGTCTGCGCCGGGTATTGAGGCGTAAACGGCTGATCAAATTCTACCGCCCATGCCTCGTAAAGACAGTGCATACCGCCCATATCGACACTTGTCCACTCCGCGAAGTTTTCAGCCATCTCGTAAAAGCCGCTCAGTCCCCAGTCAGTTCCCCAACTATTCGGGCCACCGGCAAACCGTTTATAATTTTCATGCGAAAGGGTTTTGTCGTACTCAACAATTGCCGTGGCATGCCCGCCGGAATACGTCCCTTCCGGCTCCAATATCCAACCATCCGCCCAATCTGTAGCCGTGACCATGCTGCCAACAAGAACCATGCGCCCGGAGGCTATAGCATCCTCAATGTCATCCAGGGAGCCGACAGTTAGCCGGGCGTAAGCCTTTATTGTGTATTTGGCCGCCTCCGTCAACATCTCGTCGGTGAATTCCGGCTTGCTCCAATCCGGCCAAGATGGACATAATTTTTCAGTACAGGCGCCTATTTTTTGAACTACCTGAAGCACGGCCCGGAGGGTTGTTCCATCCTGTCCGTCAAGACCGTCAATCTCCTTTGCCTGCCAATATACAAACCGCGGACTGAGCGTCCCAGGCAGCAGGCCATAGTAAGCGTGCAGAATGCTCACTATCGAATAAGCCGCGCACAGTGGACTTGTTTGTTGGTCAAGAATGCCGGTGTTGTATTGTTTCAGACTGGCTGCGTCAGGAATGGTAACGGCTTCCGTAATAGCCCGTAAAGGCCAATCCCGTTCGTCTGGAGGGCTCGGTTTTACCGCCCAATTCTTGCACTTTGAATTAACGAGTTCACGCCATTTTTCCATTGTTAAATCATCCTTTCACATTTAATCATAAAAAAACCGTCTATTTGAGACGGTAAGTTTTACTTGTTAATATCTTTTTTAAATTTTTAATATGGTTGATAAATAAATTTTAAATTTTCTTGGCTTTTCGAATCCCAATTTGCAGTAACAACAGAATCGTAATTTAAAACTGGCATATTGGCATAGGACCACTGTAAAGCGTTTAATCCGCTACCTTCTGCCAAAGTTGATACTTCATATCCTGATACCGCGCTCCATGCAGAGCCATATACCTTCCAAAGACCATTCTCATAGACAACTTGGTTCGGGCCAACAGATTTTTGAAGCATACTTACAATTTTTGCACTATTTGCCGTGGTGTATGCGGCAATAATAGGTTCGTATAACTCAATTGTTGTCCCGTTCGGTTTTGACTTAACCCGAACATCTTCAGTTCCAGTCGAGGCTGTCAAAAAACAGGGTTCATCAACTTCGAAAACGGATGAATCAGTTACCGATAATGTCGTCGCTCCTGCACTTGCATCTGCTGTTAAGTTTTGAGTTGCACTTGCGCGGGAAGACAAGATAGGATTTCCTGCATCCTTTGTCCACGGACCCTCTAAGGATGGTGCAGTTGCGACTCCTGTTTGGATTGCCGTTGAACCATCATAGCCATTATAAAACATATAATATGTTGATCCGACTAAGATAATCCAATCGGCCAAAACCCAGGCATCATCCCATGCACCGGCGCTGCCAGGCGATAAAATAGGATTACTACCGTATTTTGTCCATGTCAGGCCATCGGGAGAATAGGCTATCCCCTGTTGGTTGACTCCTCCTGAATTAGCCCCGTTATAAAACATAGTGAATCTTTTGTTTGAATCCGCAGCATTAGAATTATAGAGGACAAAAGGACGAAATATTTTTGTATCATCCCAAGAACTTGCAGCACCTAAATCTAATACGGCATGACGTGGCCTGGATATAACTTGTAAATCCTTAGTTAAAATTGCTAATCCTATTCGATAATTTGAGTTATATCCTGCATAAAATAAATAAATTAAATCACCAACTTGAACGGGGCATGGCGCGTTTAAGTGGCTGTTGTCAAAAAGTCCCGTCCGAGGCTCAAGTAAACGCAAAGCAGACCTTGAAAAACTAAGTCTGTCCTCACTGATTGCATAACCAATACCCTGTGCTGTTCCTGCTACATTCATGCCGTTGTAAAAACCTAAGTAATGTGCAGTGTTTAAGCTAATTAAATTTATCGGCATCTTTATCCACCTTTCTTCTTTCCTTTTTTCTCTCCTATATCGATCCCCAGGTCTGAATTTGAATCGTTTTGCCGGCAACGGCGCAGGCAACAAAAATGTCGATCCCCGAAAACATTCCGGGCTCATAAATCTTGCCTAATTCAAAAGTCTCCGAAAAGCCGCAGCCAGCCGGAATAAGTAAATAAGGATCTACTGGCGCTCCGGCAACTCCTCCTGCTACTTTTCCGGTCACAAAAGCAAGCCTAAAAGGAGTATCATTTTCCCGCATTGAAATAGAGAATTTACTATAATTGCCTGATAAATTAGCCTGGTATTCTGTGTCTGCATTTGTCATCGGGATAACGATAGTATCGGGAACATATTGGACTGCTGCCGGAATGGTATAAAGTACCCCATCAGCCGTACATGCCAAAGCATAAACATACGTCCCGTTAGTGCCGCCGACTTGCAGTACGTTCCTCGGCTTGGCCTGCCCGGATTGATTTATGCAGTATTGAAGGAAGTTAACGGTGTCTTCTCCGGCCACTTCCTTTGTGGCCCTGAATTTGGTCTGTGCAGTAGCGCCATTGACATACCGGAAGCGGTACCACCTTTTAGTCAAGGTTGTCCACGGGAGCTTCGCTGTTACGCTTGCCGATACAGAGAGGCTTGTTAAAACGCTTGAGGTAGCCCCTTCATTGTCACTTTCGTCAAGGTAAAGAGTACCGGCTTGATCGGCGTATACAGTAGCCCTGACCAACTCAAATGAGTGATCTCCCTCCATGCGATCAACCCAGAAAGAGGAATTATCGTTTTCATAAGCTGTTTGATTTGCCCTGAGAGGAATTTTCCATAGGTTAACTTGTTTCATGCGTAAAAGACCTCCCGTTAAAACTGTATGAAAAAAATGTTACATTGTCAGGAAAAAAGAATATCCATGACACTTGACAAGGCATGGATATTTAAAGATTGTATTGTTTTGTGTTGATGTGCTTTTAACTATCGCTGCTTCGTTAGTTGAATTAAGCAAAATATTTTATGACCTTCGCTTTCCACGTTCCAGAAGCCAGGTCAATCGCTCCTGCCGTGGGATTGTACAGCACAACAGTTACCGTATTAGCCGCCGACACATAAGCGGTGACAACCAGTCCAGCTAAATCAACAGGCGCAGAAGCTACCGCAAAATCGCCCAGCGCCGCACCCGTTACGGTAATAGTTGTCGTTGTCGTTGCCCCCGCCGCAATGCTTGGAGCGTCATAAGTTGCAGAACCCTGATAAGCCCCTATTTCATCCACCCAGACACAGGAAACTCCTATCTTATCACGATTATATGTACCTGTTACCCCTGTGCTGCCGACATCCGTAAATGTAGCCGCAGACGATGCACCAGAGGTCAACTTTACAAGTGTAAACGTCCCGCCTGCTGAAATAGGAGTTACGGCAGCCCCTGTCCCGCTTGAATAACCGGAACCCGCCGCTAGAATTGTTACGGCAGTAACC